ATGATTACCGTGAACAGTTATTTCTGTGGGGCTGGCCTCATGGACGCCGGTCTTACCCGAGCGGGTATAAAGATCGGACAGGCATTCGAGCTGGATAAAGACGCCTGCACAACATACCGAGCCAACTTCGGCGACCACTTGGAACAGTGCGACCTGACCCAGAAACTCGTTCTGGAACAAGACACCTGTGACGGGATGGTGTTTACCTACCCCTGCACTAAATATTCCTCGGCTGGGGAAATGCACGGAACCCGTCTCGGCGATGACCTGTTCCTTCACGCCCTTCGCCACTTGGCTGTAGCGCGACCAGAATTTTACGTGGTGGAAAATGTACCGGGTATGGCCGCCTTTCCGCTGGTGATGGAGGCCATGAGCAAGATGCCGGACTACTACGTCCAAATCTTCGCCCCGGTTGAAGCAACGACTTGGCTCCCACAACGCCGCAGCCGACTAATCATTGTCGGGACAAAACGCAGCTTCAACATGCGCCCCCCAGAAGCCACTCGCCCGGTCACCCTGGCAGAAATTATTGAAGACGATCCGCGAGTGACTTATCACAAGTCGATAGCAAAAAGGATGAACGGTGAATACCGCGACCGCCCGATTATTTCCGACCCTGCGAAGGGAGACGTTGCGCCCTGTGCAGTGGCGCACTACTCGAAAGATAGAAGTACGCGCCTCGTCGTGGATCGTCGTTACAAACTTGGCGTCCGGCCTTACTCGGTTCGTGAATACGCCCGACTCCAAGGACTCCCAGACACCTTTCATTTTCCCGTAACTGATAACGCCGCCATGAAGCAGATTGGCAATGGTGTCCCTGAACCGATTGGTTTCTGGGTGGGTACGGAACTGACCCGGTACATGAAGCAGGAGAAGCTGGCGGCATGAAGATCGTGACCCGACAGGAAGCCAAAGCCCTGAAACTGAAACGCTATTACACCGGGGAACCGTGTCACCGGGGGCACTATGACGAGCGGACTTTAGCCAGTGGGGAATGTATCACCTGTCACCGGATACGGATTCAGGGGATGCGGAGAAAACGTAAAGAGGTTATGTCGTTCCTGACGGCTGGCACGACTCTTGGGGTAATGCCGAAGAAGGAGGCAGCGTAATGTTCAACTTTTGGCCTTTCAACATCAAGCGGAAGCGTGAAGAACACCGAAGAGAAATCGAACGGATGGAAATCGAGTTCCAGTTAATCCGCGAGGAAGCGAAGAAAGCACTGGAAGTTTCTGCCGCTCGACACAACGGGCGTTTAGCGCGGAAGGATAACCAGTCTCGAGTAGTCGCTACCCAGCACCAACAGGCGGACACGACTACCGCTTTTGTAGCGGGAACGATGGTCGCCGACTCCGGCTCCTGTTCCCCAAGCAGCTCAGGTTCCAGCAGCTCTTACAGCTCGAGCAGCTACGACTCCGGTTCCTCTTTCAGCAGCAGTGGCGGGGGTGACTGCTAAACACCAACCTCGAAACCTTGAGACAATAATTATGAATACTTGGAACTTCCGGGCGATGCTGGTTGCTTGCTGCACTTCTGCGGCGCTGACAGTCGCCCTTTTTTGGTCTTTCTCGACCGGCCTTCTGGCACTGGCCTTTGCCGCAATCGCTTTGGTTGTGGAGTGGGCACGATTCGCCGCACTGGAAAGAGCGGTTGAGCGAATCCATGTTCCGGCTGAACGCTGGAACTTCACCCTCTGGCTGGTGCTGACGTTGGTCAGTGTCCTTGCCAGTGTAGCCACGATCAACAAGGGGGCTATCTCGGCTGGGGAAACCTCGCCTCAACGGGCAGTCCTCCTTGCCCAGATCGACAATGTTCAGAGCGTTATCGACCAGAATAACCAGTTTATTGCTCGGTACACAGAATTGGACAGGCTACAGGCAGACGCCCGCCCCATCCAAGCTGAGAACCTGAAACTGCTGGAACAGTTGACCAGTTACCAGAACCAACTCGCAGCACTGAAAGCACCCGTGCCAAACGAGCTGCAAGCATTGGCGGTAGGTGTGACTGCTTTGGTTGGGGGGAAACCGGATAAAGTGATGTGGTGGTTGGTTGTCGGGTTCAGTGTCGCCCTGGAAGTTGTTGCTGCGTGGCTCGTTTGGGTTCACGCCATGAGTGTTCGTGAGACTCCGAAACCTGCAACGCCTAAAGTGGAACCGGCGAAGCCTGAACCTGAACCGGTATACGAAACAGTGGAGCGGTCGGCCTTGGAGGTTATGACTGACCCCGATCCCCACGCCCCACTGACAACGGTCAGGAAAATAAAGCCAGTCCCGGCGAACGATGACCTCTACACCCGGATCAAGAAACTGGTGATAGAGGAACAGGCGTTGCCCCCTGTCCAACGGCGTATTGCTGCTGAACTGAAAGTGGGGGCTGCTCGGGTTAAAGCGGTACTTGAGAAGCTGGCGGAAGAAGAGTTGCTGGTAAAAGAGTCGAACGGCTCTTTTATAATGCCACCGGAACCGCTTGCGGAGTAACGTCACCCGGAGCTTTGGCGGTCGCCATGATCTGCCGAAGCTCCGCCCTTCTGACCCGAACCGGGTGGTCTTCTGGGAGCAGCTTTTCCAGCTCCTTCATCAACTCAAAACTACTCTGTGCATACTCGGTGCTGGCCTTGTTATATTCGGCGTAGTCGTCCTTATACGTCTGCAAACGTGACACTGATTATCTGCTCCTTATATGGGAAGTTGGTTAGCGTGAGGCGGAACGTGCCCGGTATCTCACTTGTCCATTCCAGTACACCGTCATCTATAACGGCCTGACCACCGGGGTAGAAAACAAGGGTGTTGTCTGGGACGCCGGAGATAACTAAATCTTCGCCAACAGTAGTGGGTTTCTGGATCGAGATACCCATAGTCGGGCGATCCAGAACTTCCCCGGCTTTAATGTATTTCTCACCATTATCGAACTCACCCAGACACACGGCAAAACCTTCCCGCCTCTGCGCATAAAGACCATCCATATCGGAGCTGGAAATCACCCCTTCGATCTGGCCTGTCTTCTCGTTGTACACGGTTCCTATGAACATTATCCCTTCCAGACCCCTACCAAGATTTTTGAAGATATTTCTGCGTAGTCATTGTTCAAGACGGTATTTAAAACAACGTCCCCGTCACGAAGACGCTTTTTTGTACCCCTCGATTGGTAACCGATCGTTCGGAAACGGAAAGTCGTAGGGGTATTTGGGGCTGCGCTAAACACAAAGCGGCAGAACGAAGCCTCGTCGAGTGTTCGGTTGTTGGATATGTAATCGACGCCGGACATATCTTTAATGAGTGCAGCGAACTTTGAGCCAGTAACGCCTGTGAACAACTTCGACCCGTTTTTATAAAGCTCTACCCCGACCTTCCGAACAGTATCAGAACCTTGGTACGCAATAGGGGTATCGTCTCCGACCCAATGGAAAGTGATAGGGATTACGATTTCTTGGATCATCGCAAACGGAGAACCGGGGATCGTAAACGTGAAATCCCGTTTGTTTGTGGGCGTGAATTGATACCAGCTACTCACGCACCCATCTTTCAGGTTGATTTCTCGAACAGCATTGGCGTTATTAGTGGCAAAAGAGCCGCTGAAAGTACCTGTCGCCGCTGCCATGTGTCCACGGATTATTGTCGTGGTGTCGTTAAACTCCGCCCAACCATCAGGTACGCTAGTCACTACCGGTCTCCCGCATATATTTAACCAACAGCCAGCCAGAAGCAGATACGCCAGTTTCATAGGCCACGATACTGATTCGCGCTGACTTGGTGATTTTGTGAAGACCTACATGGGTAAACACCTGACTCCCGACATGAGACCGGAACCGAGAAATATCGGGCACGGTCAACGTGGATCGTGGAGCCATAGCAGCCATATTCCGAAGATATACATCGTTGAGGTTGGGGATAATGCCACCACCCCCGCCCGGATCAGGCGGCTCGGGGTCTGGGGGGTCAGGATCAGGCGGCAATGGGTCAGGAGTGTACCCATCTGGCGGGGGAGGGATAACGCCGGTAGCCCAGCTGGGCATAGAGTCGTATACACCGTGAAGGGCAACATGACTGGCCTTGTCTGCGTAGGCGTTAATCTCAATATATTGGTAGTCCCCGTTCGGAACCACATTCACCGACAACATATCCGCGCCCTTGGTGACCTGCTTCGGGGACTCGTAGCGGACGTATTGCAGGTAGGAGACTTCGCCAGCCCCAATGTTTATGGTGTCCACGGCGTCGATAGCACTGGCGGCCATCTTGAACTTCGCAGAGCCAGTCGCACCGATTAGCTGCCCCCGAAACAGAACATCGTTAATCTCGAAGTAACTCATTTCTTTATAAAGTCCACCTTGAGAGTGATGTCGGTGAAAACCGGATAAACAGTCGTAGAGGCGTCATTCCACCGCCAATTCACATCGACAACATGGCTACCCGCGCCGACCGATTTAGCCCCCATGTGGAGCATCCGTTTTTCTGTGATGTAGTAAGTACCCCACGGCTGCGCCCCGGTGTTGAATATCGTTTCCCCGGCAATGTTCATTTCATGCCAACACACGAAGTTTGTGCCGGAATCGTCATCGTCGGCGTTATCGAGGTTGTACTGGCAGGTAACCAGAAGAACGCCGGACTCCCCGGACGGGACGTTGCAATTTAACCGGATCAGGTTGTGGTAAATGTTATCGCCACCCCCACTAAACCCGTCCCCATACCAACGCTTTGGGATATGGGCGAGCCAGTGGCGGGCAACGGCTCTGCCGCCGATAGTGAGGTTCTTAACAACATGCAGAGCGCTGGTCGTCAGCTTCCCGGCAAACGTACCCTCCATAGAGGAAATATCCGCCCGGAAAATGGCGTTGTTGAACTCGGCTTTGTAGTCTCGGGTTACCTCCGTCCCGTCTACCATGTAGAACGTCCGACGGAGGCTACCTACTTTTTTAGTATCCACCCCGTGCTACCAGGGACGTAATTGTCGGACCTCAATTCCCCGGCGATCTTGGCACTGGTTATCGTGGCGTTGTTTATGTTGGCGGAGACGAAGTTACCGATGTTGCCCGTCAGCTTATCCACCGTGAGGTCAGAGATAGCGGCACTCTTAATGGTGGCGTTCTTAATGAAAGCACCATCCATCACGACCCGGTTACCATCAACGGCAAACGTGAGTCCGGTTTTACCCGGAGAGCCAACCCCGAAGGTGTCCACTCGGAACAGAGCTGCGCTGGTCTGACCATCGTTGTTCATGGCGAAGCCAGTGGAGTAACCATCGACGGTCATTCGGACGCCCCACTTACCGCCATGCTGCTCGATCTTATCAACCTCGGCACTCAGGGCATTATCCAGCTCCCGCATACCGACTTTGCCAGCGATGGCATCCAGAACCCATTCGGGATCTTCTTTGGTCGTGGCTTCAATGCCTTCGGAGCCATGCCATGCGCTATGGCCTATCTCGTTTACGTGGCGTATCCAGTAGAAGTACGTGGATTGGGGTTCGACCACATCGGCGAAGATGCCTCCAGCACCCGTACCGACAAATTCTTTCGTATCGAAATCGTCCGTTTCGGAACGCCAAACTTCTGTGATCGTTACGTACCAGAACGGCGGGGGCATATCCCAAGTAAGGTACACGTTCTGGATCGTAGTACGGGACGCCGCATTGGTGGGCGCACCCGGTACGGCGGTTGGTTTGTCTCGATCCGGGCGAACACCTACACCAGAACCACTGGAACCCCCAGACCCGCTACTACCAGACCCGGAGCCGCCAACACCGACATACATGCCACCCTCGAAATCCCGGTGTGTGACAGCACGATCCAGTGGGTCGCCCCTGTGCCCAGCCTGAACCTGTAGGGCTTCCTGCATCTGGTTAAGGTACTGGCGAAGTGCTGGGTCAACATTGGCAGGGACAGGGAGCATCCCCGGCGTCCCTCGATTTGGTCTCCGGCTCACTTAACCTCCCCCATGCTGCCATAGATACCGATCATTTCTATGGAGTTGGAGGACTCAACCTCGAACTGCCACCGCTTCGACTCTGGGAGTAGTGGTAACCGGAAAGGCACGTTGCCGTGAATGTCAGCCTCGAAAACCAGCGAGTCGTCAGCCCACAAACGGAACTTGTTTACCCCTCTGGCCTCGAGGCGACCAACAGCAAAGAAAACAAGCTGGGGCAGGACAAACTCTTTCGACCGCCAGCGGTAAGGTAGTTTTTCGCCCTCGTTAAATTCCCCCAGGTTGGATTCGTCACCTTCGCCGTAAACGACAAACGTCTTATCGGTTTCGATGTCGTAGTAGTAGGACTTTACTCGTAGGCCAGAAGTGTTCGTGAAAGTCGCCGTGTCCCCAGCCGGGTCGAAACAGAATCCCAGACCTGTCTCCGGGTTCTCAGCGAAATACTTACCCTCATGCTTGTAGGCGATTAGCTTGGAAGGCTTAAACGACTGCCACTGTTCACGGGTGAAGAACATACTGGTGACAATTTGCGTTGATGCGCCCTCGGCACGAACCAATCCGTCAGTGCTGGCGTACAAGGCATAACCGCCCATATCTACCATCGACTCTCGGGAGAGACAGGCGTGGTCAGAATCAATGGGCATAATCGCCATCGCTGCCGGGTGGTTACCGGCAATGAGTACCGGCTGTTCGTCCGTGGCTACGAAGATGCCCCCATTAACCACGCAAGCTGCGACTGGTCGGTCAGAGTGGGCTTTGCGGTAGGCGGCTGGCCAAGCGTGGGGCAGGTATGGTTCGGAGAAACAGAACTGGTTGCCTGACCAACCAAACAGGAAACCACCGGGGCACTCGAGCATTTCAGCCAGAGCACCGTCAGGATATAGCGTCTTATCGTCGTTTGGTGGCTCTATCCAGTCTTCATTCGGTGCGACTTCCTGCAACTCTTTAGCGGGAGTCACATCGTCAAAGGTCTTGGCGTTGATTTCCACATCGCGGAGAAACTGGAACACGTTACCTTGCGTACCGGTGTTGTTCCGGTAGACACGCCACTTTGCCCCCTCGGAAAAGTTGTAATCGCCAGCCGGGACTGCCGGTAGTGTCACCTCTACCACATCGAGGTAGTAAACGTCTGGGAGTGCTGCCGTAGCGAGCGACAAAGAGCCTTCATTACCAAAGGCGTCTACCAGCGAAAAACGGTAAGCCCGGTCATCGAAATCAAGCGGTGCGGCGTTTGGCTCCGGGCGTTCTTCCGGCAGCTCGCCAGCCTCATAACCTTCAACCTCAGTGCCCGGTTCCCACTTGTTTTTGACCACTGCATGAGTGGGTTCTGGCTTCGGGATACCGAGCCGAAACTCTTGGTCAAACGTGCGGAACTTCGGGTAGTCGGAGTCCGTGAAGAATATCCGCTCCCTGTCGTCATTCGGGATCGGTGTTCTTGCATAGGATCGGCGGTGAACACTCTCGATCCACTTGCCCTGATACTTGAAGACGGTGGTCGTCTCGTTGTTTAGGCCAGACACGTTTTTGATGCCACGCCAGCCATCCAGCCGGGACTGATCCAGCCGGACGTTTTCCGCAACAGTCGCTATCTGGTCACTGAGCTTTTTGGGGCTGATCTTGGGGGCGATACCCCCAAAACCATCAAGAACTATGCTTGTCATCGCCCCTCACTGCTTTCTCGTAGTGCTTGAACCACTCGTCATCGCGGGTGTTCTTGGTGCTTTTGACGATCTTCTCCCCGAGCATCAACATAAATTCGGTGAGGACTTTCTCTGCCAGAAAGCCAGCGATCATCTTGGTCAGAACCTTCATCAACAGAATTTTCATGGGGTCTCCTTACGCTCTGCGGTATACCGTCTCGCCATGCTCACGGCGGGCGATCAGGTCTTGTCGGCGTTTGCGGGTAGACGACAGACCGATGTGAACCCATGACTGGTGTTCTTCGATGTTCTGGTCATACCCAACGTCAGCCATGTTTTCTCTGATGAAGTTCCACAGACTCGGGACGGACAGGCCAATGGCTTTGATGTCTGCGGCGAGGCATTCAATGTGCGCGGAAGTAGCGGAGCCTCGGACTTTGGCGTTCAGTGCCGGGGAGCGGTAAGCCGAGCTGACGACGATAGGAACGTCCTTACCAAAGTGCTGTTTCAGGCGGTCACGAAGAACCTGCAACCACTCAGCCAGCCGGTAAGCGTTTCCCTGTAAGTGGGAAGGGATTGAGTTATCGAGGTCGTACTTGATCGCCATTGACGAGCGTTCAAGTTCTTCCTTGGAGAAGTTTGTGGTGAGTTGCATTCCCGCTCCGCATTATAGGCAGTCCCTATATTTTACGGGAACGGAAATGCTTTGTCTTACTGCTGCTGTTTTTGTGCCTTGTCGGTGTTCTTTGGTGGGAGTCCGGGCATGTTAAATGGGTTGAGTGAAGAAGTAGCCGCCAGGACTAACACAAACACGCCCACCGCAACCTTCTTCCAAACGGCGGTAGTCGTAGACTCAGCGAACTTAACAAGTTGATCCAGTTTCCCATGCTGGACAGCGTGGTCGGTTGGGGACATGCCCAGAAACTCTTTCAGCTTGGCGTCGATGTCCTTGGAAATTTCAGTCCGCATCCGGGTTTCCATTTCCATCATTTCCAGACGCATTTTATCGCTAACCCGCTCGGCAGTACGGTCGGCTACCTTTTCGGCTACTTCTTCGACCATCTTCCGAATATCTCCTGTGTCCATCGTCATAGTGGCCCGATACCCCCACCACCACCACCGCCGCCACCTCCGCCAAGAGATTCGGCGACTCCACTCCATGACCAATTAGAATACAACCCAGCGGAGTTACTGACGCGGACTCTTACCCGGCCTGTTGGTTCTGCGCGAGGGTATACGTCCTTGGTCTGCCCATTGCTCATGCTGGAAGTTGTGTCACTTCCGGGGGCATGGTCTATGTGTACGGTGACGGTCGGGTTTGAAGTACCGGATGAGTTCAACTTTATACGGATGCCGTCTAGGGCGTAGTTACCCGAGCTGCTGTAGACTACGGAGTAAGTAACATTTGGCGCAACATTAGCGGACTTGCCGCGAAAGTGACTCATCCAACCCGTACCGGAAGTGGGAAACCCGGCCTGCCCACGATAAGCGGACAGCCAGTTACCTTTATTAAACTCAGTCCGAATCTGGGACATCCAAAGAGTCCCGCTACTTGGTAAGGCCACGTTTCACCTCCGCAAGCTCGGAACGAAGTTCTTTCACCGCCGCAGCGAGGTAAGCGATGGTCTGCGTGTAGTGGAGCACACGTTCATCGTCAAAGTGGTCGGACTCCCGTGTAGATACGAGGTGCGGCTGGGTCTTCTCGATTTCCTGAGCAAGAAAACCGGTCTCGACACTACCATCTTTGGTGTATGAGTAGGCGTTCCAGCTGCAAACGGTGTCCAACGCATTTTCCAGAGGCTTGATTTCCGACTTCAACCGGTAGTCAGAAGTGATGCCCAGATCAGAGCACACTACGGAGCTACTGATATTCATGTGGTAGCCCCGGTAATTCCGAACCCACGCCTCTTTAAAGTACCAACCGGAAGTACCTAAATACGAAGTGCCCGATGTGCCGGAAGTGTTCGGTAGGAAACCGACTCCGGTAGTCGCTGCACGAAACCATTTGCTTTCGGGAACAACAAGATGCCCAGAACTTTCGACCCGTGCGAGCTTACCGGCTGCGAGGTTGTAGGCTGATCGGACAGCCCCAGCGGTAGCAAACTTCGAGTTGGAGCTATCGGAAACAGAACTGGTGATCGTGTAGTTCGGGACGTTGCCTAGACCGACATCGGACTTGGAGGGCTTATACCCGGTATGGTAAACCCTCTTGTCGTAGCTTGACCCGCAGTAAATCTCCCCGTTCACACGTACTTCTTTATTAAACCAATGGTTCGGGCGATCGGTGATGTAGTGGCAGTGCGAGGTGTTTTGCGCCCCCAGGTCTAAATAGCCGTTGTCGTTAGAAATGCGTGTAGAATTGCCCCCAGAACTACTGAGGAAAACACTACCTATCGAATTATGTAAATGTAGGTGGGTATTGCCGCTGCTGCCGTACCCGACATACCCCCGCTCTGTGTTTCCTGAGTCCCGATACGAAATCCAAGCCGATAGCGATGCACCGCTACCAGTAGACTGCATGTTGATTGTGGGGTTGGTCTTATGTACGACCAAGCTGCCAGTAAGAGTCCCCCCAGATTTAGGGAGTGCAGCGTTCGCCACGCCCAACGCCTCGACACCCTTGTCATGAGCGAGCTTCGCTGCTCGAGAAGTGGCAAACGTGGACGCAGAATCCGAGGTTACGGAAGAGGAAGCCGAGTAGTTGGGAACACTCCCGAGGCCGACATCAGATTTACTTGGTTTGTTGTTCGGAGAATATTTACCATCGAGGGCGGTTTGTAACTCTACAATCTCACTTATAGCGTGTGTGTGGCTACCCAACTCAACCGGGACTGTGAAAGCTATATCCTCAGAACCATCAAACGTCTGGGAGACTGTACCGGATACACCCCCGGAAAGAGTGACGGATATACTGCGGGCGGTGGTCAGCTTGTCGGCATTAGGGTGGTAGTTGTCCGCGAAGACTCGTTGGTTTTGGTCGGCGTACAACTGACCCCGGAAATACCAAGTATTTGAGCTGTAGGAGTTTTTCGCCGTCCAGTATTCGTTAGCTCCGTATCGGCGGTAAATGGCGATTTGCTCGGAGCCTACCCCAAGGGTGTCTGGGGATTGAGACCCGAAGTAGGCTATGCCGCCTCCGCGAGAGGTGTTTTTCCCGACGAACAACTTGCCCGCGCCCGGTTTGACCCCAACCCCATGTAAGTTGAGTGTGGATGCTTGGGTATCATCCTCACTTATGAGGGATACGATGGCAGCAGGGGCGGTTATTTCACCCCCAGACTTATCAAACTTCTTACTATCTAGTAGGTTTACAGCTTTACTCGAGGCACTGGTAACCGAGCTGGTAGAAGTCAGGCTGTCGGAGATTGGGCGGTCAGAGTTGTCTATCCGAAACCACAGATCGGCTTCGGTGTCCCAGACAATATTGTCGCCTTCGTCATACTCCACACCGGCAATGGTTCCGGGGACAGTGATCTTGTAGAAGTCCGGGGTCTCTGGGACTGGTTCAGGTGGAGCACCTTTCGTAGCGTCCCAAGCACCTCGGAAGGTCAGGCTGTTTACCGCCGCACCACCAAAGCGTTCAGCAATACGCGCCCAATGTTCAGCAGAGTATTTACCCGGCTCAACCTCTACACCCTCAGTCTCACTCGCCCAGCGTCGAGCAAGTGTTTCGCTGAGAGCAGCACCTACAGCGTTCGAGGCCACCTGATCGGCTTGGCTTGAGATTGTTTCCGCCGTGGCCTCGACACCTGTCTTTAACTCGGCGACAGTGTTCTTGTGTTCGAGAGCGGCTGTCTCACTGGCCTTAGAATTTGTCTCCGATGACTTGGAATTGGTCTCGGACGTTTTCGACTTATTCTGTGAATCCAGAGCAGCAGCAGCGGAATTGGCGGCAGCGGTCTTGTGCCCGGACGCAGACGAGGACGAGCTGGCAGAATCCGCGGCTGATTGGCCGGAAGCGTCTGCGTGTTGCTTGGACTTTTTCTCAGAATTGGAAGATGCTTCTGCGGAGCTGGCAGAAGCCGTGGATGATTTTCCGGCCTCAGTAGCGGAACTTGCAGCAGCGGCGGCTGACTCCCCCGCCTCGGTAGCGGAATTAGCGGCGTTGGTTTCGGAAACCTTGGCAGCGGAACTATTTTCCGCAACGGTCACGGAAATAGATTCCATGTCGGTCTTCATCTGACCGAAAGTAACGAGTCCTTGGGCTACGTCAGCCGCAGCTTCGGTTATGGCCTCTTGTTTCTCGTTAACGTCCTCAATGGCGGTGTTAATCTCTTCCTGCTTCTCGAGTAGGTTTTTCGCAGTCTCTTGGACTTCACCGTGGGACTGAACTACTTCGCCATGCAGCAGCTCAACATTTTCTGCAAGATTTTCGGCGTCTTCTACCCGCTTAACAACACCGTCAAGATAGGCGCGGGATTCAGGAGCCAAGGTATATAGCTCAAACTTGGCAGTGAAACTCTCCCCTGGGCGGACAGAAACCTCGAGGTTTTCGCCGGAGACTTGGGGAACAATAATGTTCTCGCCCGCAGACTGCGTAATCTCCACCCCCTCGACTGAAACGATTTGAATATCCAAGTTATTCAGTACCCCGCGTAACGTCAGCCAACACCTCAACCTCGCCAGCAAACAACGTGGTCACTGCACCTTCTGGGGACTCCAACTGAAAGTCGATCTGGTAAACCGTGGCGAGTAGGTTCTGTGTCTGCTCTTTCGGCAGAACGACAGGGGCAACGCCAGCCACACCATCAGCCGAGGAAATGGTATTGGAGACACGGACAGGAGCCTCAGAGTCGGGCTGCTCTGTGGAGAGCTTCATGGTGCAGGAGAGAACCCAACCGGAAATGTCGATTGGGGTGTCGGCTTCGTCACGGAGCGACACGGTGTAAGGTCGCGTGTCGCCCCGATAGAACGGCTTGAGGGTGTTGGACATTAGGCATTCCAGATATAGGGAGTGCCTATATTTTAACCTTTAGGAAACGCCCGTTCTACATCGTCTTTCCAGCGCGGCATTTGGGACAATACAGGGATCATCTGATTCATGTGTTCCGCCATACCGTCAGCCTCCCAGATTGACGCCGCTTTGGAGAAGCCCGGAGACAGCGCACCAACGCCTTGCTGATCCCAACGCCCCAGAGTACCCATAGCCAAGTCGAGTGGCCCCAGCATACCGGAGCGAGAAAGAAGCTCCCCCATGTACTGCCATTCGTCTCGTTCTTCCTCTTCCTCTTTAGTGATGGCCTCACGGAGAGCCAGAGTCAATGCGGCGAAGGGAGCCATGACAGCCAATGAGTAAGCCAGCGGGAGGGTAGCGGCTGCGGTCTTCTTGGCTGCGCCACCGTCAGCATGGGCGTACTGCTTCTTCATTTCCGTCCAGATGCCCTCGGTGATGACCTTACCAAACGCATAGCTGAACGATTTGAGCTGCCAGATCAGACCGAACCAAGGATTATTAGCCCAGACCGGACGCTGTGCTGCGTTGGGACGAAGTACGGCTTCATCGACAAACTGATGCAGTGCATCATTGACCTGTTTCGCATCCGTATTAAGCGGCGTGTCCTTCTCTGGAGACCATACCGGTGCGCCACCTTTAACCCAGCGATCCAGCGTGTCTTTGTCGATGCCCAAGGAATCCAACTCTTCCAGTGCGATCTTCTTCTGTTTCGCCGTACCGTGCTTGATACGGTCAAGGTTGTTCCGCAGTACGGCCTCGCCAACAGCGTTCGCCATGATACGGGTCATGTTGGTGTATGCCTCTTGACCGTTCATCTTGAACAACAGGTCAGCACTGTTCTTGGCGAGCGGGTCAGCGAACGAGATACCGTAAGCCTCCTGCAATGCAGCTTGGGACATACGGGAATTGATGAAGCCCATCATCTGCGCCCGTTCCCGTGCATCGCTGTAGCTCATGATCGTTTTCGTTACGGCCTTGACCGCAGGCCAGCCGCCAGCAGTACGGGCACGGATCATAATCGCCCCGAAGTCTGGAATACTGGCGACCGTGGAGAAGGCCAGAGTCAGGTAGGAAATGTACGCCATTGTCCGGCTCTGCCACTTACGAGCATTGGTGGGCATTTCCTTCTGGTAACGACCGAGGTAACCCTTCACGATTGCCTGTGCCCGCTCCCTGTCGTTGCCGCTCAGGGACTCCATTTCGTGCCTGATTTTGGCGTTCGGGGAGTAGACAGTCAGGTCATCCGGGGCTTTGGGATCATACTTAACCCAGCCGGACTTAACGCCCAAGTCTTTAACTCTCTCGGCTGCGGTCGAACCCTGCAAGGTAATCCCCAGCTTTGAGGCCAGAGAATCCACCTTTTCTTCCAGCGTCTTACCGGCGAACGGCTTGCCAGTATTAACAGACAGGTAGTGGAGTAGGTTGTTTACGTTCTTCTCCGGGTCGTTCGTCTCACGCCAGTTTTCATATGGATGGAAACCGCCCATCGTGTTCTCAAAACTGCCCCGGCCTGTAGTCGCGTGGACATACTGAGCCAGAACCTCTGCCCCGTTATCGACGACAAAACCAGCATCGAGCAGGGCTTTGTGAAGGTCTGGGTCACGGAGTATCCGTTCACGGTTATGAGTGAAACTTGGGCTGGTCGTCTCTGCCAAATCGCCGTAGTTTTCCTCAAAGGAACCAGCACCTTCGATCAGCTTGTTAGCCAGCTCGTTTGCCTCGATTGAACCGAAGCGGTGGTTCTTGAGGATTTCGATAAACTCTTTTCGGCGCGACTCGATGGCAGGAGCCTTGTAGTAGTACGGGATATAGTTCTTGATACGCCCCAAAGTTGGCATGTTTGGCTTGGCGTATTTGTCATAAAACATATCAAGGAATTTGCGGATCTTTTTTGCGTCCTCAGACACGTTGGAAAGATCAGCACCTTCCCCGGCCTCCTGCAATTCCTTCCAGGCAGCATTAAACCGGGCAGCATTTTTCAGCTCCGGCGTCTCACCTTTCTTGAGTGCTTTAAGGATGTCCAGAGAGTTAGGTTCCTGAACACCAAACTCGTTCAGGAGTTTCTGCATCTGGGCTTCCCACATACCCCGATCCTTGGCACGGCGGTTAAACCAGCCCTCACGGAAGGTCTTGGCCTTACCTGCACCGACAAAGAACAAGTCGGCGAGGTTCTTACTCAGGTGGCGGAGCTGACCGTCACCAGTAGTCATCCGACCCAGAAGACCCTCGTTCGGGTGGAACAGAGTACCGGCCTTCAAGCGAGCCATCATGCCCCGGACAATATCAGCGATCCCCTTAGCCATTGGGGACTGCGCAAATTGCTGGGTGGTCTGCGAGTATGCCGCCTCGAAGCGGGTGCTCTCTGGTTTGTACTCGGCGTGAGAATCCAACAGATCGTCCAACGTCTCCGAAACCGTCTGGTCACGCTTGAAACGGCGGTGGATGAAGTCTGCAACCGCTTTAAACATGGCGGAGAGGCGAGACTTTAGAGCGTTGAACACCTTGGCATTGTCTTTGTCCCCCCCACGCTTACCGGTACGAATCATGTGGATTACTTCGGCAGCAACCTTATCCGCCAACCATTCGTCCCGACCTGCGTCATCAGTCCACGGATCATCCGACCACTTGTTTGTATGTGGGTTGAATGTACGCCCGTTATTCCACTGCTTAACCCCAGCACTGTTCCGATCCTTTGTGTAAGCTCGCATGAGCTTCTGGAACTGAGCGGGGTTCACGTTGTTTAGTAGGTAGTCATTGACGTAAACGTGCGCTAATTCGTGCGCGAGAATATGGGCACGGTTGAGTGCGCCCTTAACGTCATCCGTCTTGGCGGGGTTGAACCTGCTATCCTTCGCAAGCTCTGAACGAGCCTTGGTCAATGATTCGGGGAACCTTTCTGCCCACACACCAGTATCCCTACCGTCCGGGCGGTTGTGGGTAAACGTAGCATCGCCAGTACCGACAAGCTCGCGGGCTGCGTTCGGGTTCTGTTTGAACGACTCGTGGACAAGTTCGTCCATCAGTTTGAGGTTGTAGTCCCCACCCGTTTTCGCCCTGTGTTGTCCCCTGATAGGTGAGCGAGTTTCGCGGGCATACTTGCGATAAACCTCGGGGTCAAAACGGCCAGATTTTAAAGTCTGGTATGCGTGTTCGACAGAGTAATAATTGTTGCCTTTGTACCTAAACGGTCTGTGCGTAAGGTTGCTAAATTGAGCATTCTCCCGGTTCCCAGCCCAGACGTTGATAGGGCGATCGTCTACCCGTCCTTGGCGGGTTGCAAGTCGGGGGCGGAGATAGACAACAGTAAAGCCGCGATTAGCGTCATGGAATACCCGCCCTTGGGAAGTGGGAGCCTCCGGGCGAGTACGTGACTTATCGCCCTCCGCTGTGAACATCGAAGACACAGTACCCCAATCGTCAGTGATGACCACTTTCGTCTTCATCTTGAGGATTTTCAGGATCGTCTGGGCGAGTGCCTTTTCCAACTTGCTAATCGTGCCGAGGACTTTCACTTGGTCGGTATCTTTACCGCCGTAAATGTCCTTGAGGGCTGACCATGCTCTCTGGCGTAGCTTTGCAGCATCGGATTTCTGGTCGGCTTCCCGACCCTGTGGGCCACGGAAATTAGCAGACTGCTTTACTCGATCCTGGTGGTATTTCTTACGGTTCGATTCTTCGCCCTCGCGGGATTTACGGGCACGACCAACTGATTCGTCCGGCGTGTGGCGGCGGAGTTTTTCTTGGTTCTTTCCCGTACCCGCGTTGTCCAGCCACTCCTGTTCGTGGTCTTCGAGGCGGTCTTTCTTTTTGTAGCTATCCTTATCGTGGCCTTCTGGGTTCCAGTTGGCTACAGCCTCAGATTTGCTTTTCGGTTTCGGCGCGTCAGGGATCGGCTTATCTTCGACCACATCAAAGAGTGGGGTCTGGATCATCGCCTGTTTATGGTACTCCCGAGCCTTACGCTGTTCCTCAATCTTCGCCTTGCGTATGGCTTTACGGTTCGCTATTTCGTGCTTATCCGCGAGGTGTTCCCCGAAAGTCTTCTGGCTGGCGTCATACTTGGGTTTGAACCCTTTGACGCTCAAATCCATCTGTAGCTGTTCGCCTTGTGGGAGCAGCTTGGCTATCTTCTTACGGGTCTCGCCTCTACGAATGGACTCCCCTTTGGCCTTCTGCATTTCGACCTTTTTGGCATCCCGTCTACGGGCTTCAATGGCCTTACCGACAGCCTTTGCTCTACGAGCTTTACGTGCCTTCTCACTCGGGGAGTCCGAGTCGGGGACTTCTGTCAGGCGTTGCAGTGCCGCTATGAACTTAGCGTTTGACTCAGCGGCCTGCCGGTCGTCTCTGCGGAGTTTAGCGAGATAGCCTTTACCTTTCTTCGAGGTGAGGTCTATATCAGCATCACGATCCGTAGGGGTGAAACGCTTACGGAGGGTTTCGTTTAGCTTGTCTTCCGTTTCCTTGCTGGCTCGGGGGTCGGAGATAACCTGTGGGGTGCGCCCACCCACGGCGTCGATTTCTTTTTTACCGGCCTTGCCAATACCGTCAGAAATAGGTGTTGTAGTGGTGGATTGAGTAACCTCGTCAAACTCACGGGGGTTCTGCTCCGCTTTAAGGTGATCCTTAAAATACTGATCGGAAGTGCCCTCGTTGCCAGCTATCTCTTTCTCTTTGAAAGACCCGTCCTTAGCGATCTGGCGGTCGCGTGCGTTCTCTAGGTACTGATCCCCTTTCTTTTTGGTCTCCTTTAACGCATAGAAGCGTTCAAGAGCTTTACGGACAACCTTGTATTGCTCGGCAACGATTGGTGGCAGCTCACCGTGGTTCTCGCGGGCAGCTCTGCGATACTCAGTCATGAGTTCAGCCAGAGTCGAAAGTTCAGACGTTCCAGAATCCAAAACATTGCGGAGCTGCTTACGCTCACGGTGTCGCTCTTTCTGACGCTTGTCGTAATCTGTAAGGTTACTATCCCGGTACTCACGGTTGGCCTTACGGACTGTGTAGGCATTCTCTTTCTGGTTAGTCGGGTTCATAACCAGAGTGCCGCGAAGCTCGCCTTTATCGTCCAGTAAGTTACGTGGCAAGAACCCCCGATCGGTCAGGTCGGTTATAGCTGAAAGGAACCCCCGCATGTTGCGCTCGAAAAGTGGAGTCTTTTCAGGCATTGGGGTGATATTTCTATACCCTTCCGTCAAGCTGGGGGCATGAAGTGGTACAGGAGGTTCGCCAGCTTTAGGTTCCCCGGTTTTAGGGTCAACCCTGTCAAACCAGATGACGTTATTGATATTGAGGTCTTCTTTGTCGGACTCGGTGAGTGCTGGCTCTCCGCGAGTTTTCCGACGACCATTCTCCGCGCTAACCGTAGTGTTGATAGCACCTCGGGCGTTGTTCTTCGACTTATAGAATATGGATCGAAGCGTCTGCTGGTCGGCCATCGGGTTCTTCCGGGCAGCGGCGTCTACGAGTGTATGTTTAATATGGAACTTGTCACCGTCCCGCTCGGGAGAAAACTCGGAGTCAGGGAACGCCCCGGACTCGTCAAGTTCGCTGATAAAGTTCAAGGCTTCTCGTAGATTAGAGAACTCGCGGCGGCGAACCTTGAGCTGGAACTCCGGGTATTTCAGCTCGCCGTTATCGTCCAGTTCATCCTTGTTACCGCCACGGCCTGTCGGTTCGCGGTAAGCCTCCCACGTAGGGTTGACCATCGCCAACCATTCTTCGTAGAAGTCTAGGGTGTCGGTGTAAGTGCTAGTCGCGTACCGTGACAGGGTGCGGTTGAAATACGGGTTAAGCTCTTGGTCGTAATCGGGAACCTGTTCAGGATCATCGAGGGCGTTCTGGAAACCATCATCTTCGACCAAGCTCCAAGCACTGCGAACACCTTCCTCGTCAGCGTCCGCAATGAGTTCGACTTCGTTGGATTCCTCCCGTAAATTAGTGAGAATCTGCTCAGTGATAGCGTAGCGGAGGGCATCTTTTTTGTTGATGCCGTAGTACCCGGTTAGGGTTGCTACGCGATCCGCGAGGGGTTTAGTAACTTCTGTATCCCCAGAGCTAAGAAGTTCCTCGGCGTTCTGTATATTCTCGAGAGTTACTTCGTATCCGTAATCTTCTTTAAGTTCCTCGGTATTCCTATTTTGTCGAGCAACTTCTGCCTTCTTTGCTTTTTGAGACGAATTTCTTTTTCGGTTTCCTCCCACCACTCCAGAAATTGCTCCAGAGTCGGCGGACGTACCTGACGCACTATCGCCGACTTGAGTAGCCTCTGGTACTCTTCCAACTGCTTTGGACTCAGTGTTATTTCTTTCTGCATTCTTAGCCGCCTTAGCTAACGCCTTCTTCCGGGCGTCCTGCTGATCCTGTTTTGATTGTTGTTCGGCAACCCACGGGCGGAGTTTATTGGCCTTGTGGTCTTTGGCCTTATATTCCCCCTGGGCGTCATGGGAGAAGCCGACCATATCACTTTGCGGGGAGTCTACGTCAACTACAGGTTTTTGGGTCTGCGGGGTAGATTCAGACTGCGGCTGCTCGGAAGGTTCAAAAACACCATCTAAGGTTTGTTGGCCTTTCTTTTCCTTTCGTCCCTGAGTTTCCTGAACAGTATCGCGGCCTGTAGGCGTTGTTCCCGAGTCAGATTTCCCTTCGGTCGCTCTTGGGGGTTCTCCGAATGGTTGGAATCGACTTTCTTCATTAGTGTTCTCCAATTCGTGCTCGAACGCATCAAGTAGGGCTATGTCACGTTCAATTTCTGACCAGTCTACAGGAGCAGCTTCGTTCTCGAGGTCTACCCCAAGTTCGGCAGAGACAGTAGGGACATCAGACGGTTCGATGTTAGAAGTATCCAGCACCGGGTCAGCGTCGATGGCATCCAGTACCCGGACAACCTCGGACTGCTGCTCCGGCGTGAGCATAACACCCCGGAGAGCGGCGTCCAAAATAGCGGCAGTCTTGGGGTTGGTCTCTACGTAGCTGGAAACGTCCTGCTCGAGATAGGAATAGTTCTGCTTGGCACGGGAGTAGCGGGGTTCCCCGTTAGCTTCGTCCATGATGGCGTCAGCGAGACTATTTGCCCCGTACTCGGAACCGTCCTTGTCATAGTAGCCATGTTCAGCAAGGGTGCGTCCCATGTCATCCATAGACAATCCACTACCGGAACGGCGGTGGTAGAAGCCTGCTGGCTTATACCCAGACTGGCCTTTAACATGGGCGAGCATATTATCCGCAACCGGCTTTTCCATCGTATCCCGGTCTATGCCGCCGAGCTTCCCGATAGCTTGGAGCAAAGTGTCGTCTTCGCTGACACCCTTGGAGCCTTTCTTTGGTTTTGGTTTTGGTGCGTGTTCCTGTTTGGCTTCACTGGCGACCGTACCCACATGGTCTCGATAGGTCGGGCTATTTAGTCGTGGGTCGGTCTCGGCACGAATATCTTCCCGGCGTTTCTGAACCTGCTCCGGGGTAGTGATGGAAACATCAGCACCGGCAAAGTTCAGACCGACCTGTTCTGCTACGGCCTCGGCCTGTGAAGCTGGCACGGCCTCTTCGTGGATAACGGCTCCGTCCTGCTGGGCAACAACGACCGCTGGCTGGTCGCCTTGCTCCATGCCTTCCATAACCTGCTGCTTGGAAAACTGGTAACCAAGGGCACGTTTATTGGCTTCGTCTTCGCCGTACTTTTTCAGGTCTTTCTTGTACTGATCCAGAACTTCCTGTCGGCGGGTAACCAGTGTGCCGGTCGGCGTCTTACGGGTCAGGAACCCTTTAGCCTTGAGGTCTTTAGTCTCTTTGGCGTTGCTCTTGGACAGGAAGACAGCTGGTTTTTTACCGGACTTCAACGCCCGGAGCTGGGCTTTAATATCCTTGGCAGGTTCCGCAGTCGTCGGCTGCTTGGCGGCTTTGGACACCCGGCCTGTTGGGGTGAACAGGCTTTGTTGGCTTTTGTGAGGTGTGTCTGGTTCTGGCGTAGCTGTCTGAGGTTCAGCCCCTACAAATTCATCTGTCAGGCTTGGCTGTTCATAGAATAGCTCGTCATGTGCCTTTTTATCCTTCGCAGCCTCGCGGCGTTTTCTACCTTCTTCCCGGTTAATAGCGGGGGTTCTGATAACACCACCACGGCTGCCGAACATGGGCAGTTGTTCGTCTTGCTCGTGTTCGGTATTCGCGGCCGCTTGTGCTGGGGAACCAGACTCAGCGAACAAGGGGAGGTCGCTAAGGTCGTCCGGCGCATCGAAATCCAACTTACCCTGAATCTGGGGCTGTATTTCATGGTTGGGCTTGCCGCCGTGTCCAGTGTCGCCGAAGTCGAGATTAGACTGCTCAGGTTTCGGCTCTGAAAAGTCGAAACCCATTTGGTCGGTGCCGAGCATTTCCTGCCGGGACTCGAAGCCGAAACCTAATTGCTCAGTAGGGCTTTCCTTACGTGTCGGCTCTGTAGGATCGTCACCATTAGCCGCAGCTTCAGTCTGTGCCCGGAGCTTCTTCATGTGGTTGTCTGCGAGCTGATTCACAACCTCAGAAGGTGTGGCAATTGCACCACCTACCAGACCACCTTTAATCGCGGCCTCTTTATATTCAGCCAGGGCGGAATCAGAGAGGGGGTCACGGCCATCATGGATAGCGGCGGCAACATTCTGGATAAGCTGTTGGCCTGCTTCGGTCGTACCTTCGGACAGGGAAGAAACACCTATCCGGCTGGCCACCTGACCCAGAATATTGTCGAAGCCTTTAACGTCCATATTCAGTGCTTTGGCAGCACCACGCAGAGCAACGTCCAAGGACTTGTATTCGAGAGCGGCTTGGGGAATCGCAGCCAGTAACGCAGTAAACGGTGCGTCGATACCGTCCTGCATGAAACTTGTCTGGTTCTCACCGGCAAGCTGGGCGTACATGGAACCGAACGCTGCGGGTTTACCGTATCGAGTGAAGCCTTTCTTAAAAGCCTCACTGCCGGTCATCTTGGTAATGCCTTTCGTGCCGAAGCTGCGAGCGTAAGCCTTACCGAATGAACCCAGAGCACGGCGACCAGCGATAGAAGACAGGGAAAGGCCACCGGTTACGCCAGCACCAAGTAACGAAACAGCATCGGCGGCAAGCCCCGGTACGTTCTCTCCCAGAGCCTCAATCACATAGTTGCCAAACTCAGCCCAATTATCTACGTCATCGAAGCTGTTGAATGTGGCAGGGTTTCGGGCAGCTTCGGTGATGTTCCGGTGAATACCTCGGCGGCTCCAACTCTCCATGTCCTCAGAGCCGAAGATATTTCCCATGATGTTGGCGAAGCCGTAGAGACCCGCCTGCATGTTATCTGTGCCACGGCGGAAAGACTTCTGAAAACCGGGGCGGGAGGCGTAGGGATTCATGTTGTCCTCGTAGGACTCCATGAGGTTTCCCGCGTTACGCATAGCCTCGGCGTTGGCCTGCTCTATATCCCCAAACTCGTCTGCGGACTGCGTGGCATTAGAGTAGAGGGCGTCATGGTGGGCACGGCTATTGGTGTACGCCGGACGCATGATCCCTTCACGGATAGCGCGGATAGAGTAATCCCGGCCTTTAGAGTCCCTGTACGCAACAACATCACGCCCGTACTTACCTTGCCCGAGGTGTTCACGGGACGAGTAGCCTTCGGCTGTAAGCTCGCGCATTGCATCGGTTTGTTCCGCACTGCCTGTCTGGTCAGTCTCGGAAGCGTTTACCCCGTTCCAACGCTCTCGTTCGCGCCGATCTGTACCATCCTTATAGGTCGTATCCGCATCGTAAAACTCGGGCATGGCTTCTGTTTCGAGCTGCTGGGAATCTACAGCGTCGAAAATAGCTTTAAGTCTGTCGTCCATTACTGCCCCTTACCATCAGCGTATAGTTTTTGTTGGAGTGCGATATAGCCAAGCACTTGAGCTTCGGAACCAAGCTCACCAAGCAATTCGTCGTAATATTCCCGATTAGTCTTCTTCATGTGCGCCAGTGGAGCCTCGGCCTTGTCTGTAGCGACAACTGCACGGATAAAGGCGTCTTTGTCCTGGCGCACGTTGTAGGCGTCCTCAAACCATCCGGGGTTCGGGTTGTGGCGTTTGAGTACCGGGATAGCCTGATTGTAGAAGCGTTGGAGTGTGGCCTTGTCTTTATAGAGGCTGTCGTAGTCGATCTGAACTTGACCGTTGTCGTTACGTGTGACTCTAACGCCAAAATATTTAGCCATAGCCGGGGTCAGAGTGAGTACGTCCATAATGGTATTGGCGGCGTCCTCTGGGGAGTTGAACGGCACGCCTAAATATTTACCATCGTGGTACTCGTCTTTTATACGCTTGGTGAACTCTGTACGGACATCCTCAAACGCTTTATTTTGGTCGGGGGTCATATCCGCCAACGCTTTTGCTTTGGCTGTACGTGCCTGCATCAAAGACGCTTGGACTCGGGCGGCATCATTGGCGACTTTCTGCGCCTCAAGCTGATGGTAATCAACGCCAGAGTGGAGACCGGAAACGTGTTTAGCCTGTGCTGCGTTCAGCCCTTGGGCGTTGGACTCCATTTCCCGCATGGCTGCTCGTTGCGGGTTAATCTGGGCTTGCCCCGGACGACCGCCCACAGAGTATCCTGACAGTGCGCCGGAATAAGCGAGCTGCTGAACCTGACGATCAGTTAATTTATCGAACCTGTTCTTTGGTGGGTTGGAGCCTTCGCCCTTACCCATCTGGTTCTCGAGACGGAGGTTCGGGTTCGCGGCAAGTTCCTCTTCCAAAGTTCTCACGTTGTCCGGGCGACCGTTCGGGTATTTCTCTTTGGGTTTTCCTTTCCAACCATCTACAAACTCAGAAAGTTCTTTTTTGCCGGGGTCGTAAATGTGTTCTTTAACCGCTTTAGGGAAAGCGAAAGTTGTGTCCTTGTAGAACTCTCCATAGTCACCAAGAACTTGCTTTGTTGCTGCACCGATGCCTCGGGAACCACCGCCTGCTTCCTCATATATCCCAGACACCTTATCGGTATAGTCAGCGACGCCTGACTTAATTGTGTCAGGTAGGTTTCGCAAGTCGTCTAGCGCGGCTGCGGCCTGTTTTTTCGCCTTGCCTGTGAGACTGTTTGCCTCGGCCTCGGCTCTCGCTTTACGTACCGCAGCGATATGAGTGTCAAACTGCTTATGTGGGTTATATCCCGGCTGATTAGTGCTCTCAGGAGTCTTGCCGATCTTGGTAAGTGCCTGTCTTTTTGACTCGCGGAGCATCTGTTGTTCTTTGCGCTGCTGGTCTACCAGCTTGGTGGCCGACAGCATTTCGGTAGCCAGAGACTCGTTTTGGTCTTTGGAATCTCCTATGGGGTTAGACCCTTCCTGCAAGCCAAGTTCGGAATTAACTTCGGCGTCGATCTGGTTTTTCTCGGCTTCTGACACCAACTCCCCGGTCTTGGTGTCTCGATACCAAACCTCACCTTGCGGGGTTGTTTCGACGGTTTTACCTTTCCGGGCGACCAGCTTACGGACACCAAACTCGGCGTATTGTGCGCCGATAGCATCCATAGCCTTCTGCGGGTTGATGGACGCAATAACCCCGGACTTCTTACCGTCTGAGTGTTGAATCTCGAACGGTTCTCGTTTGCCCTCTTTGTTGACGCCTGTGATTACTAATTGGTCGCCGACAACCTCAAACTTAGGATCAGACATACCAGCTTTGTCGAGAGCAGCATTGACCCCCGGAATCATGCTGATGCCCTTCGAGTAGTAGTCGAGGTATTCCGGGTTTTCGGACAAATAAGCCCCACGCCCTTTGTTGGGGTTCTGGTCTGCCCAATCGTGGAAGGCACTATTTATCGTGTTGTGTTTGAACGCCGCCTGCCGCTTCTGTGCTTGCTCACGCTCGAAATCCATCGTTTGGGTTTGTGATGTGGTGAAAGCGCGGGAGACTTCGCCCGTTTTCTCGGCTTCATCTTGGGCGCGTTTGGCGAGCGCAAGTTCCTCGCGTTGCATGGAGGTATTCATGCCCGCTTGATACATCTGCAAAGCAGACGGGGCGATATGGCCTATACCGGCAGCAATTTCTAAAAGACTCATACTCCCCCCATCACATCATCATGACCATCATCGCCGCAGTCGCTACGCCCTGAGCCATCATTTGGTTTTGTTGGGCTTCGGCGGCGGCGGCGGATTGGGCGTTAGCGTTTTCGACAGACGCATAGTTATTAGATGCAGACGACAGGCCACTAATAGCCTGACCGGTCATATCACGGCCTTGGTTAATCATCTGCTGGCGAATCTGGTTGTCCCGCTCGTACTGTTGGATACGAGCCTGATTCACTTCCCCCAGGGAGGCGTTCGACGCACCGACAGCAGCAGAATGTTTCGCCATTTCTGTATCGAAAGCGGTGCGGCTCATGCCATATCGAGCAAGGTTCCGCTCGTTCTGCTCGAGTGTTTTAGCGTACTGGTTACCGGCGTTCTCTCTGGCGGCATCCAGAATCGCTCCATTGCCGATGCTGGCAATGATTTCTTTGTTATTCGGGCGGTAATGGTCGTTATAGAACGAGTCCATTTCCTGCTGCACTTGGGACAGCACTTTATCCGGGTTTGTTTCCGCCAAAGAACGGAGTCCCGCAGTCCCGCCGGGAGGGGTGTAGTTAAGCCCCGCTGCACCGGGGGATTCGATGTTTTGTTTCTCTACCAACGGATTAACCCCCCGGATTGATATTCATTGCCCCAGACATTTGCTCCCAGCTCATACCATCCTTGAACTTCTTCATGTCGAAGCTGCCATCACTACCCACTGCGTTACCGGCTCGCATCATCAGGCCAGAACTTGCCCCGGAGATTGCTCCCTGAGCGATGGCCTGTTCTGACTGGTGAACCATCGTGTCGCGGGAGAGTTTTTGTAGGGCGTTGTTCGTAGAAGTTGCCGCCATGCTGTTCAATGCACCGGCTGACTGTTGAGCTACGTTCTGTCCGATACCCGCTGCCTCGAGCTTCTGTTGGAGCTGCAAACTTTGTGCATTGGTTCGTGCATCCTGAGAGGCCGTGGAGAAAGCGTCTGCGATATTGCGACCGCCAGCATCCATAGCGAGAGCCTGTCCGCCCGTGCTCTGCATGATGTGTTGGGGAACACCTTGCGCCCCGCCTGCTATATCCGCAGCAGCACGGCCTTCAAAGTATCGGGAGGTGTCTTTCCCTGCGGTGTTAAGGGCATCAAGTTCGAGCTGTTTGTATCCATCATCGCGCCACTCTTCATACTTGGCGGCGGCTTGGATAGCTTGTTGTTTTGAGGATTCCGATACTTCGGCTTCGGGGGCGTCACTACCGCTCATTTGGCAGCTCCTTTAGAAATACGTCCGAGTAAGGCTGGTAGCCCATCGCCTTATAGCGTTCTGCGGTACGTGAGGAAGTGATACCGGTACTGTTCCCGACCTTGGCAACGTCAGCACCGTTAAACTCTGCCCAATTCTCCATTTCACGGATCAGCAAAAAGCCGATCTTCATGGATCGGTATTCAGGAAGGACGTACACGATCTCTTCCGTAGCGATTTTAAGGGGGCAGGTGTGGAGGGTGGAGAAGAACCCGACCAAGATCCCGACAATCTGACCTTCCAGCTCCACGACAAATGAAAAACGATCACCGCCGTTTATGCGGCGGAGGTATTCTTTGTGTGCGTGGTCTTCGTCAAACGGGTGCGAGTTGTACCAGGCGGCTTCTGAATGGAGCTTCTTCGATAGCTCTTTAACCTGTGCCCAATCGTCCGGTGCTGCCCATCGAATGTTAATAGCCGCCATACACTGCTTCCCGCCGCTTCGCTGTATCGTTCTTGTCACCCCTGATACGTGCTGTTTCGATGGCCTGTTCATACATCATCCCGTAGGACTGCGACAAAGCAGGGTCGAACCAGTCCACACCTTTTGTAGCGAACAACCGTCCCAGAGTGCCGTTCACGAACGCATTGAAATGTTCTTCGGCTACTGCGGTATCAATCGACGTTGAATTGCGAGTGATGGTCAGAGCTACAGTGGTGTGGAGTGCCTGCACATAGAGCTTGTCTGGTACGGGCGTTACATGGAGCGTGTCGTGTTCCAGCCAACATTCAAGGGGTCGGCCTTCTTGTTCACGCCACCGGGGATTCTCAAGATCGAGCTTGCGGGGGCTGGTCAGTTCCAGCGGTTTGCCATCCAGTGTGGCGGATACCAACAAGCAAGGGCGTGTGCCCTCGGGTGTACGGAGTCGGTACTTTGATACCTTCCCGGCAACCGTATCTGTGCTGGTATGGCGGTACGTGTGGGTACGACAGAAAAAGTCGTCTATCGTGGTACGCATGACCCGAGCGATAAGTGGTACTGGTGCGTTCGGTAGCTGTGTCCGAACTTCGTACAGGAGTTCTTCAAGTTCCATTACGCCTCCTGTTGAGCCAGTGTCACACCTATCATCTTCATGTATTGCTGTTCGTGGTAAGAGGCGAGCTGTGCGCTTGGCTCAGACTCCCGATCCTCTTCAAGACAGCGGTAGCAAACGAAGTGCATCAACGCACTTTCAAATCCGTTCCGTAACGTGAGATTGCCATCCCGTGTCGTCGGTTCGGGTTCCGCACTGGCACTAAGCATCACCGTTCCAGCCCCCGTATTAGGCGGGTACACGTAGAACACGGCTGGCGTATTGGCGTTTCGTGCGAAGTGTACCGAGCGATCGGAACGGGGTTCAGAACGCCAAGAGAGCAAACTCGCATCCAGATTCGGAAGCGTGACTTCCGTAACGGATCGGCCTTCTTCGCCGTTCTCGATGTTGTACAGAACGTCGATCAATACATGGCAGTTGTCGGGTAGTCGCTGGGTCGCCCCGGCAACCAGATCGTGTTTGATTAACACCGCATTGGCTTCCGGGCGGAATATGACAGTCTGCCTTTGACCTTCGTTCAGGTAGTCCAGTAAGTCGTCATCTGACCACCGGGTAGCTGATGGGTCGTGCAGTTGGCGTCTCGCTCGCCTCAGTACGCTTGCGGTGCTTATCATCAATCTTTCTTCGGTGCAGCCTTCTTAGCTGGCTTCTTCGCGTCAGGCTTACCGCCTTCACGAATCACGGTCTGGTGCATGTGCTCGGGAACTTCCCGTGCTACACCGGCCTGAAAACGGATAGCATGGATGCCATCACCGCCCCGGACTACCGTGTCTTCATCGAATACAAAAAGCATCTGTTCTCCTTACAGGAAAGGGGCGCAATGCGCCCCCGCCCAGGCTGTTATTACAGCGCGTAGTCGATGTTGAGTACGCCGAAGTCTTCCACCTGACCGGTGTGGTCGTTGTGGAATTGCGGACGCAGGAAGCCGAAGATTTTGCTGATGGAGATACCTTTCTGGTTCCCATAGTCAAACTCTTTCTCGTTCCACTCAGCCGTGCCGATGTCAGCGAAGCCGAGGGACTGTGCGCCACACAGGGAAACACGACAGCCGTCCACGTTACCGGAACCCCACTTGGAACCACTGGCTGCGTTAACGGTGTTAAACGCATGGCGGAACTCATGGATAATCAGGCCATCAACCATCACGGAGGTTGTACCGGCGAACAGTGGGTTCTTACCGCTGCGAGGCATGGCGGAACGCACGTTGGCGATGTAGTCCGGGTCGAGCTTCAAGCGAGCCATCGCTTTCGGGCACAGGAATACGTGGAAGACTTCTTCACCGCCAGAGCTGCGGATACCACGGATATACTCGTCCTTAGCGTGAGCCTTAGCCCATACCAGAGAGTTGTAGGTAATGGTGTCGGCTGCGGTCAGTGCAGAGGTGTCGCCTGTTGCCAGATCACCGTCAGTCTTAGACCAACGCAGGTGACGGTTGGCGGTAGGGGCTTTGATGTCAGCCGCCCATTCCAAATCAGTCCATTTTTTACCGTCCGGCAGAGCCTTACGATCCGCGCCCTTGTTGGTCTTATCCAGACCGACACCCGCCAGTGCCAGAAACGCCATCTGATCCAGACGGTCAGCGAACCAGTAGGCCAACTGGTCGCGGCTGTTTTCACGGAATGTGACAATGCTTTTTTGGTCAGCAACACGGCCTTCCAGTCGGTTAGCGTTACGCAACTGGTCGATGTTGATTACCGTGTCGTAGGAACGCAGACCTTCTTCGTTGCCTTCCAGAATGTTGTCACCGACGATACCGTCAGACTGCATATCCGCCAGCAAGGTCAGGACAGCGCGAGTGCCTTTTTCGGATTTGGTCAGGTCGGTAACACGCTGGATCATGGCGTTCGAGCCGCGACCAGCAAATTGATTCATGAAAGACAGGTTTCGAGCCATCTTCCAGAAATCGCGTGACCACGTAGTTTTTTGCTCGTTGGTCAGGCGGGAAAAATTCGTGAGGTTGTCAGACCCCGGTGCGCTTGGTACGCCCATACGTTATTCGTGCTCCACACAATAGAGAAAATGATCCGAGGGTTTGCGGTTCCTCTTGACCGTCCTCGCTATCGCGGAAGGAGCACGAAAAATTGCAGCCCGAGTCCCGGCTGGCGGAGGTGACTTTATCGCAAGACACCACAGCGAATATAGGTAGTGCCTATATTAACATTCAGACACTACCTGAACAACTTTTAGTCAACGTAGTCCCCACGCATACGGGCGAGGTCGTCCTCACTGACACGCTCAAACATCGCATCATCCATTTCAAAAATGTTCGGCTTGGAATGTTGGGCGACAGTGGCTCCGGCTTCGCTCAGGCGTGGCGGTTGTTGCCTCGCGGTACGAAGGTTTTTCTCGACCTGAACCGGCTTCGGGGCTGGCTTGGGCGCGGGGGCAGGACTTTCGGTAGCCGGGGCAGCTTCTTGTGGGAGTACAAGGCTGATGGCTTCATCCAGTGCGTCAGTGAGGTCGTAACCTTTTGCGATAAAACCATCACGGACAATAGTAACGCGATCACAGAGATCACTATCAAAAGTATCGGGGTTGGTAGAGTCGAGAATCGGATATTCGGTCACCAGTTCTTCTACGCGGTTGTGGAAGCGTTGCATGGCGTCTTCCTGCTTCAACGCGCCCTGCGTCTTCTCCTGAGCGGTTTTGGTGGCGGTCTGAACAGCCTGACCTAGTGCCTTGTTGAACAGCACAGTGGCGTCTTCCAGATCACCGTCCAAAACCTTGTCGAACATATCCTTGGCAGTGTCGCCAAAATCTAGCTCGAGCTGATTAGGGTCGGCAGTAGGAACAGAGCCAGTATCAGGGCTGTCAGCAGAAAGGCGAGCTTGTAAGTCCCGAACCTGCTGCTCGAGCGCACGGCGTTTGCGGGATTCTTGGTCGAGGCGTGACTTCGGGATGAAGTGCTTGCCTGCTGGCTGCTCTGGCTCGGCTTCCGGTTCTGGCTCCGGATCGGCTTCCGGCTCAGGAGTTTCTTCTTCCTGTTCAGGCTCCGGCTGGCTTTCTTCTTCTGGTGTGCTTTGAGCTTCTGGCTCTTGTTCTTCTTGTTGCTGCGGTTCGCTCGCATCCTGCACCTCAATGTCATCACCACGGTCTGCGGTTGCAAGATCGTCATCGTCACGATCTGCACCGGCAAAAATATCGTTGTCCGCTGCTTCGGTCAGTTCCTCAACAAAAGCGTCAGCCATTACTTGTCACCTTTTTTCTTGGTCTTTGGGTTTGTTTCTTTGCGCGCCTGGCGGTTAGCGACTTCCTTCTGGGTAGCCGCTTGGAGCGAGGCCGTGGCAAGCTGCGCCTGACCGGACATCATTGTCTGGTTCAGGGACGTACCGGCTTGGAGCTGGGCGAGACGTTCACGGAGCGCGATTTCTTCACGCTTCATCTGAATGCGGCCTTCCAGTTCATTCAAGCGAGCATCATTTGTGCTGTTGAGGTCGTCAGTCTTCGCACGGTTGAGCGTGGCCTTGGACTTAATCTCGTCAGCCTCGGCCTGCAACTTGGCAACTTCGGCCTGTGCTGCTGCCAGCGCGACTTGCTGCTGCGCCTGCATGAGCTGTTGCTGTGCTGGGTCTTTGGACAGTCCTTCCAGAGACTTGAGTTCTTCGGCAATCTGGTCTTTGTCTTTCAGGTGCGAGAACCGGACTACGTGATACGCCGGGATCGGTACACCGGCCTGACGCATATTCAGGACTTCGGCAAACTGCGTATCGTTGTACGTGTCCCGTGGTGGCAGGGTGTTGATGGCTACATCATATTCCCCGATCGTGATGTCATTGGTGATAGAACCATCAGACTGCGGTTCGTTAATCACCATTTCTTCGCGTTCCATGCCGCCGATGTCGTCTTTCTTGTCGATGGTGATACGGCGCGTATTGGTGTAGTACGCCTGCATCAGTTCCATCAGTTTTCGGGCAACCAGATCACGGGTACGTGCGAGGTTGTCCATGACAATCTGCATCTGTACCTGACCGCGACCTTCCTTAGATTGCAGAGCGACACCGGAAACCTCGGCACTCTCCATACCCAGCATCGTGTCCGAGACACCGGAGATTTCCTTAACGTCCACCTCACAAGTTTGTGCTACCCGGTCAAGTCCGCTCGGTATCTGATTAGGCTGGATCTTTTCAGGCTCGCCACGGGTGGCGTTGTATTCGAGTACCAGCCCGGTCTCGGAACCACGTACCGCCAGTTCGTCCGCAGTCATGCCGACCAGGGAGCCGGTCGGAACCTTCCAGCCGGAGTTAGCGGTGGTGTTGATAACGTGCAGGATTTGAGAGCGAACCTTGTTAAGCTGCTCTTGCGGAGAAATCAGGTTGGACACAACCCCGGTCGGTCTGCCCCTTCTGAAATAAGGGAAATACGGAACAACCGTGAAGCTCTTATAGGGAGACCAATCATCGTGCAGAGTCACATGGTCAGCGGTGACAGTCCAACGCACTTTCCGTACACGGCGGCGGTGCATGAAAGTCTGGTACTTCATCGCCAGTGCTTCGGCTTCTTCCTTCTTCGTGCCGATCGGCAGGTCTCGAAACTCCCCGGTCTCTGGATCGACAAGCGAGAACACCATTACGTTCTTACGCCACTGGCGTTCGATAACCCGTACCGCAGTAATGAAATCGCGCATATCCGCATCCGTTACGGTAGCCGCACCGATTTCGTGACCGTTCCCGAAACTGTTATCGAGGTCGTACCGGATGGAGTCGGGGCCATACGTATCACCAAGCCCAACATACGCCTTAACTTCCTTGGCTTTGTCCTCGCCGTACTCCATTTCGATTTCATCAATGGAGAGCCAACGGGTAATGAATACTTCTTTCCAGCCTTCCGGGTCGTAGGTCTTTGCGTCCGGGTCGAGAACTACGTCCCGAGGGTCTAGCACGGTGATTTCAGCGTCACCCTGGAAGTTCCGGGTGAACCCCATTCTGATGTCGAAATACCCACGTTCTTCGATCACACCGTCAGCGAATACTTCCGATTCCGACCAGTCGAACTTGTTGATGTCACATATCGCCATTGCGAGCTGTGTCAGTGCGAACGCGCTTTCCCGTGTCGCATCGGTACGGCCTTTGTACTGAATATCCATGCGCCGTGTTGACTGTTCGCCAAGCAGCGTATTGACCGTACTGAGTATCTTGTTGATGGTCAGTGCGGGACGACCGGAACGGCGTAACCGTTGCAGATCGGACTGCTCCCATTGTTCGCCCCGGTAGAACGCATCGCACTTTTTGGCGTGTTCAATGTAATCAAGGTGACCGGCGTCCCGAGCGCGGGTGTACATTTGCCATTGGCGATCAGCAATAGTCCGTTCTTCTGCGGATTGATTAACCCCACGGGAAGGGTTCGGATCGACTGCCGAGCGCAAATCGCTCGAAACGCCTTTCACCATTAAGCGATGCTCCAATCAGTAGCGAGAATGTCTGTCTGCGATGCCAGCCACGGAACAACGTCACCTTGGGCTGTGCAGAATGCGATATAGGGCAGGTAGTGGGCTGTTTCGCCGAACACGTTCTGGGCTACTTCGGTCTGGGTTTTGTAGTCGCCGCCCGGTACGTAGTAGATGAACATGCCCTTGCCGTTCCAACCGGAACGCTTGGCTGACTTACCCTGTTTGATGGCCTCGATAGCTTCACCGAAGGTCATACGATCCCCCGGCTACGCTTCTGGTGGTAACCTTCCAGCTTCCACAGTTCGTCAAACGCATTGGCGTAAGCGATCTGCTTACCCATACGCTCACAGAAATTCTCTTTTGAAATGCAGCCGGACGTACCGGTTACCACGAACGGAGACTCTGGGTTACCAACGTGCAGGTAACAGACGGTCGTGGTCGTATCACCGTGCCGCTCGTATCGAACGTCATGGATCAGTTCTTCAAGGTGTTCTTTCGTGACTTTGAAACTCAAGCCGTTCTCCAGTTGTTATCGCTGTCGCCGTGGGTGATGAATTTGCTCAACTTGTCTTTCCAGCTCGGAGGCTTCACAACCGGAGGCTCGGGAACGGGGTTGAACATCTGCATCATCTGACCGATCCACGCCAGTGCATCCACTTGGTCGTCATGGACACCGGACGGGAATCGGAGAAATTCGTTCTGGAAGTCTTGGAACCAAGGAGCGTCTTCGGGGAAGAAAACCATCCCTTGCTGCATCCGGCCTTGCATCGGTCGGGCGCGGAGAGCCTTGTCACGTTTACCGGTGGCCAGCTTCGTGTAGGAGAAGTCCCACATTTCACGCTCTTTGGTGCGGGTCTCAAGGAATGGCCCGAGTGCCATTTCAATCACACCTTTTTCGATGCCGGTCATATCCGACCGCCACTTGGCATAGGTATCGAGAATCTGCTCTACCAGATCGAGGGAACCCCACTGACCACGTACAACATCGAGTACCCAGATACGCTCCCGGCGATCAATACCAACAGTGACGCCTACCGAGTAGTCGTTCATTTCCTGAGTACCGATTGCCATATCCCAAGCCGTGTATGTACTCAGCTCGTCAAGCGGGGGGAGTTCGGCGGCGCGGTAGTAGCGAAAATCCTTCTTCTGGAAGAAATCACCATCTTCACTAACCGGGTTCTGCTGATAGAGTGCCTGCCAGTCACGCGCACCGACCGCTCGTTTAATGCCGTGTAGGGCTTCGAGTGGGTAACGGGCTTGGTGGAGGGGTTCGCCTTTCTTACGGAACTTCTCGTCTTTGGTGGCGATAGCCGGATAAACGACCACTTCCCACTGATCCCCGCCTTTCTCCATTTCACGGAGCAGCCAACCAGCAAGATCGTTATCGTGCCACCGGGTCAATATCACCAATACGCCGCCACCGGGAGCCAAACGGGTATAAAACGTGGAGGTGTACCAATCAATAATGTTCTGCTGGGTATTCTCGGACTCAGCTTCTTCCCGGTTCTTAACGGGGTCATCAATAATGCCTACGTGAGCACCGTTACCGGTCAAACCACCGCCGACACCTGCTGCCAGATACCCGCCGCCCTCAGTCGTCAGCCAGTTTTCAGCCGAGGCACTGGTTTCGTCGATTTTCGTGTCAGGGAACAGGGTCGAAAATTCAGGATCACGGACAATAGAACGCGCTTTTCGGCTGAACTTCATGGCCAGTGCGCCAGAATACGACGATGCGATGATTTCGTGCTGGGGTGCGCGTCCCATGTGCCAAGCGGGGAAGTTACGGGTGGCAATCTCCGATTTCCCGTGGCGTGGGGGCATAAACAGCATGAGTCGGGGGGACTTCCGGGCAATAACATCGTCCGAAAACTTCTCCAACCGCTGACAAATATCCTTGTGAACCCAACCCGGCTCGTATGAGTGGTTAAACTTCTGGATAAATGGCATCAGGCGGCGTCGAGCCAGCTCACGTTTTGCGAGTTCCTGGCGGGCGGCCTCTAAGCTGTCGAAGTTATCCGTCAATGACTTCTCCCTCGACGTCCTTAAACTCGTCTTCGGGGTTCAGGGAGAGTTGACCGCCCGCCAATTTCAGCAGTTCTTCGTCAGACATACGACGAACCTGCTTTATATTGGTGACTTCGCCTTTGGTGTTGGTCTCAACCAGATTACGCTTCGAGTCGGGGTAGATTTCGTGCATCTTCCCCAGTTCCCTGATGCACATAACCTCTTCGGTTGCGGTCTCGGACTTGGAGTGTGCTTCAAACAGCATTCCCGTGAGCAGATCACGGGTGACACGGGTGTCCTGAAAATGCCGTTCACGCAGATAGGACATGATGGCCTGAACGTCCTCACGCTTTACTATCTGTCTGGCCTTCTCCGCACTGCGATACCCAGCTTGTTCCGCCGCTGCCGGGATAGATAACCCGCGCATAACGAACATGACCAACTGTTCCTGCTGGCCTGTTAACGGCTTCACTTTCAGGTAAGGGTAAAGTGATTGGATTTCGGCAATTTCAGCGTCGGGAATCAGTACGCCCATAACCTCGAATATAGGTGCTGCCTATAATGACCAATAATTATACTGTTTTCGGGGCAATATAGGGAGTACCTATATTCATGCAGAAAAATTTTCTGAAAAATATTTTTGGATAACGGATATTGGTCAGGGTCTCTGAGTGTCATTTTGGGAGTAAAAAGGAAACGGGACTCCCAACCCGAGAGCCACCCCACCCCCTACCCCCCCCTAGTTCCCAAAAAAGGTACCGGATTCGCTGCACCCAGCGACACCGAGCAAGAACCCACTGCCACTCTCACTCAAGCCAGCACCGAGGAACACCAACCACGAACACCAACCACTGCACTCACAAGCAGACCGAGATAGAACCACCTATCACCGCACAAAGAACCAAGCACCCAGACCGAGTACCACCTGCCACTCACTGCATACCGGGAACATCAGCACTCGCGCTACCCATCGTGCATCCCCCAGGCAGTGTGCCTGCGCGAGTGGTCTTATTGTTTGATAGTTGTGTGTGTTTGGTGTGGTTAGAACAGAGGGGTTTTGTGCTGTGTTATTGGATGGAGGTGTGTATGTGTGAAGTGGTGAATAAGAAGCATGAGCCGTATGACGTTTATATAGGCCGTGGTTCTAAGTGGGGCAACCCATTTGTAATAGGCCGTGATGGTACGCGGGAAGAGGTGATAGCCAAGTACCGTGTGTGGTTGTGGCAAGAGATTAAAGCCGAACGTATCACATGGCACGATCTTACCTCGCTGGAAGGTAAGAGGCTTGGGTGTTTCTGCAAGCCATTACCGTGCCACGGTGATGTTATTAAGAGTGCGATGTGTTGGGCATTTAGCCTGTAAGCATCGCAAGCCCTTCTGTTTTTAGAACAGAGGGGTTTTTTCCTTTGTAATTAACGAAGGAGATAACAATGGACAACGTAGAAAAGACCCTCGCAACTCTGGCTCTGACTCTGACCATCATCGCTCTTACTTTCGGTAAGTGGTTCGATGAAGCCGAGGCGCAAGAGCCAAAGACGAGCCACTACGAACTGAACGCAGCTGCCGGTGCTAACTACATCACATGCAGAACGCTCCGTGAAACTATCGGCAAGCTGGCTTCTGAGCATAACGGCCTGACGTACATACCTCGAGATTGCGCGATCTTCGACGAAATGGCTGCTGACGGGTTCACCGAGTTTGTGCAAATCGACGACAACACTTGGCACCTCAAGCGCAAATAAGCACCACTCCCCTTTGTTCTTCGGAACAGAGGGGTTTTTTCCTGTGTAGAGGCATTGGGTTTCTACAACTAACTCACACAGGAGATGTGAAATGATCCGTTACTTCCTTGGTCTGGCTATTTTCTTCGCTGTTCTGGTGAACGCCGAGCCTGAGACTGTTGCCGAAGATACCCTCTCTTACCGCAACACACTGACTTCTCTCACCATCGACCACGCAGGCGAACGCCCTGAGTGCATCCGTGACGCTGCCCGAATCCTGACAGCAATCGCGCCTAGAGAAGATAACTGTGGTGCGGTCGTCGAGCGCATCCTCGCCAGCATCTAAATGGCCTTCCCCTCTGTTCTCTGAGCAGAGGGGTTTTTTTCTGTGTCATCAACATAGGAGATATGACAATGAGCCTTGAGTCCCAATGTATTGCTGACAGTATCGCCAGTCTTTACTTCGTCCTCGATAACGAAATCAGCGATATGGCACGGAAGCACGTAAAGGCGGCCATCGAGATGCTGATGGAGGTTAGAAAATCCCTCGAATTGCAGGAGAAATCAGACCTGACTCTCGATATTGGGGACGATGTAATAGACGTTTGAGCCGCCTTCCCCTCTGTTCTCTGAGCAGAGGGGTTTTTTCCTGTGTAGGGCAATTCGGTTCTACGAAACTCACACAGGAGTTGTGAAATGGGTAAGGAAGAGTATCGCGGTACTGGATTCCAGATCGAAGACCGTAATGGCGAGCAGCTTGGAGCTTTGCCTGCCACTGGCGAAGGTATATTTGATCTGGATCGTGCGTTGTCCGCTGCGGGGCAGAAAAACAGATACCTCACGGTAGAGAAGCAGCTCTCCCGCATGGAGTCTGACATTCAGGAACTGGCACTGCAAAAGGTACACGCTGCTTTTGCCGACTGGCGCAGTGAAGGCAGCAACCGCCGCCTGCCATATAAGCTGGCGATGGAGCGGTTTCGCTTCGACGAGAAGCTTGAGCTGACCATCCGCATGTACTCACTGATGTACACCTAACCAAGAACCCTCTGTTCCCGCAATGGAACAGAGGGATTTTTTTCTGTGTAAGGACAATGGTGTTCTTACAACAACCTTTCCTTGATATGGAGATATAGAAACATGGCTAAGAAAGTCACTGTTAAGAAGCTCACTCTGGCTCAGGCTAAAGCACAGGCTCAGACCCGTGCCGAAGCAAAACGCTTGCTGGACGATCAGGACATCACCCTGAACACCTACAAGAAGCTGGTCGCTGAGATGCCTGCGGGCATTGAGGATTTCCAGCATGAGACAAAGGCTCAGGCTAAGGCTCGCCAGCATCAGGCGGAAACCGAGAGTCAAGCGGTGAAGTACGTGCCGTTCCTGATCCAGAGAGCCTTGATAGGTCTCGCCAATAACGATGCCCCCCAGGGCGCGGCGGCAGAGTTCGCCCGCGACTGGTCACGCATCATCGTGAACGAAGACCCGAATGACCTGTTTGAACTGGTATTCGGTACTGTTGCCGAACTCGAACACGCCAAGCAGGTACTCGCAGTATGCTCCCACCTGAACAAAGCTCTGGCTCGGGAGTACATCGCTGCTCGCCGCATCCAGAACCAACGTGACGAGGAGCGGGCAAAGGAATACCGGGCTGCTGGCGGGTATAACCACTCCCAGAGTGACCCAATGGATAATCGCGGTGAACTGGAAGCGGAACCGTATGCCGCAGCACCGGAAATGGGCGAAGAGGGATACGTCCCAACCGTGGAGATAGTAGAGGCAAGTATCCAAGTTTTGTATATAGAACTAAACGCCATCTACCTGAACGCGGAAAAGATCGCTTACGCCTTTGATCCGACCCGCCGCCGTGGATTCCTGCCTTTTGGGTTCAAGATCACTGGTCCGCAGTACGCTCCGGCGTTCTACCCGCTGCTCACTCTGGAAGACGCGTTTCAGGAAGCGGAACGTAAGCGTCTAATGGCGCTGGAAGAGGAAGTCAACGCTCGGGCGGCTTCCATCCGAAAAACCAAGGATGTGCTTGCGCGTTTTAAAGCCAAGCAACAGGCGGCATACAACAACGTAGCATAAGGGTTAGCCTCTCTCGGAAACGGGAGAGGCTTTTGCTCGTTTTCTTCTGGGAACTGGCATCTTCGCATTCCCCATCAAGAACCACCGAATCCAGACGTACCCACAAGCACCTTTATTCTGTCCGCCTGGGCCTCCCTCGTACCTCGGGAAGCCTAGGCAGAAAGAATAAAGAGCCAAGAAAGCTAGGCTCGCTACGCTCGAATCTTCGTGCTGGCGCACTCAAGTCAGGTATCGCCTTCGGCTCACTCGCTCCGCTCGGTGGGGCGTCTCTTGGGGTTCTTGGGGGAAGGGCAAAGAACGGTGAACAGAGAACTACGGGCACTCACAAGCAGTCTATATAGCCCCCAGATTCAAACCTACCGAACATAGTGCCGTGGATACACGGTGACACCAGAGCTTCACAGTGGCGTGTGGAGGGCGTCTTGGGGAGTAACGAACCCAAGGATGCCAACAGCCAGCACTCGCAAGCAGAAGGGAAGTTTTACAGGGACGTAAAAACACCGGGTAGAGGGTAGAGGAAGGGAGAAGTTGGTTTTCAAACTGTCGGAACTTTTGTCATTTGAGCCAATAGACCCTTAAAAAAGGTAGAGGGTAGAGGATAGAAAACCCATCCTCTACCCCATCCTCTACCCTCTACAACCCGCGAGCTAGAGCGGTTCGTTGCCTAAAAACACCAAAAAGGTAGAGGGTAGAGGATGAACCAAGGTTCGGACTGAAAATGTCGGGATTTAAAAGTTCCGACATTTTCCTGTAGCAAGTTGATTTATCCTCTACCCTCTACCTTTTTGGCTAAATCTGGCTGTAGCCCCCGGTCTAGAGCGGTTTAAAAAGGTAGAGGATGGGGTAGAGGATGAAATTCTATCCTCTACCCTCTACCTTTTTTCCTTCCAATATTGGTACTGCCAATATAGACTCCCCGCCCGGTAACAACACAAAATCAAACAACAATGGTCGTTTACCTATGATCGAGACTGTCCTCACTTGTATAAAAAATAACCAACCCCTGCCTTCTATGTCCCTGAACCAGAAAATCCGGTTGGCTGGTGAAGTCCTCTCTGTGCTGGATCGTGTGGGTCTCCACGCCCCCAACAAGGAAGAGTTTCAGGAAGAGTTGATGCTTTCCATCATCGCCTTGAAGCCAGAGCAGGAGACCATAGAGACCGGCTCAGAGCCTACTGTGGAGCCTGACACCCGCCCGACTCTCATGGGTTTCTGCCGCATTGTTAAGGCTGGCGATCTGCAATTCATCATGAACTTCCTGACCAGTGCGGTGAATCTCGAGACCTCCGCCTACGCACACGTTAAGCACCTGACTGATGGCTGGGTAATGGATGCCTCACACGGGGTCATTACGAAGGTGACTCTTGGGGAGCTGACCGATATTTACAACGTCATCTACCCGAAGTCAGGAACCACACCGCGACAGGTACAGGATGCGCTGACCAAGCACGGGTTCGGGAAACTGAACACAATCTACAAGGATGGGGGACACGTTTATGGCTACCCGATCAAATGGCGGTAAGCACCTAATAAAAGACCTCGTTCGAGGGCGTCTTTATTCGACTGCCAGTATAGGCAGAGCTTATAACCAGACCCAGCCGGAAATGTACGACTTGCTCTGCACGGCTGGCCTACTTGATGTAGATGGTGATGGATTCGGTATCACCGAACGAGGGTTGGACTACTCCCCGGTTCAGCATTGCGGTGTCTTCTATTGGGAGACTTCCGTCCTTGAAATTTTGTTCCCTGGGGATAGCAGAGAGGTCATAGAACAGTGAGTGAAGATGGCTCAATCCAATACTGCCACACAGAGGTAGTGATGGAGGACACCAAAGAGGTCGCTTTCATCAAGGGAAAAGCGTACCCGGTAATGGTTAGTCCACCAAACTCCCACCTTATCGCCCTGCGTGATGAACAGGGAGACCCGCACTACTTCTACAAGAGCCAGCTCCACAATTACTTCACAAAGGACGACCCAGAAGATGGCTGAACTCATTCAGGGTGAACGCCCTCTCTTGGGCTACGTGCGCTGCACCAAAGACGTCCGCATGAAGAACTGCGGAACACTGGCCTTTAGTGCGGGTGAGTTTTACCCAATAACCGGCAGTGACGGGGAGGCGATCACTGTACCGAGCCTGTACGCACCAAACCACCAGATCAAATACTTCACGGACGATCATGCGTGGTTCGACGAACATTTCCGTGACAACAATCTAATAAGAGGGCTACGCGATGCCAAGCGGGGGATCATACACGGTGACCGGCTTCTACGGGAACCATCGAGGCCACCGATGCGAGGTTATAGTTTTTGAACACCGCCCCGGTTACTACTGGCACTGTGTAAAAGGCAGTGTGAACGTGAACCTCTCAACCGTGAAGCCAGAGGAAGGCTGTCATGTTGAGCGGGACACCCACGACATTGATATGTTCACGGCAGGAAGCCCGATCCATACAGAAGAAGAACTGATCGAGGCCATAGCACGATGAGCGCATTCGCCAACAACTTTGATATGTCCAGCACCGGGATTAACGTCGAAATGTCGTGTTTCTGGTGTACGGATACGGCACAGGTCTGGTTCAACGAATCGCTGACTCGCAGTGAACGTTACAAGGCAAAGGGTTTCCGTGACAAGACGGTGCTGATCTACACAGGCCAGTTTGATTACAACCCGCACGACTTCCGCAAGACGTTCGATTACCCCGGCGCCAAGCAGGTGTTCAAGGATTTGCTGGATCACCACTGCGGGGAAGACCGCGACCTAACTACTGCCAAAGCGATGCTCCGGGAACTGATTCTTGGGGAGCCGCTGAGAACCATCAGTCAGGAAGATATGTTGGACGCGGTGGAAACTCATTTCTACGACCACGATACGTACTGCGAGTTCATGGAGGATAACTACCTCCCGCTCTGGCACACGCACCACTCCACCGGATACTCCCAGGGGGATCACGCCGAGGTGATTATTCCGCCCGAGGTTCTGGTAGAGATTCAGGGCGAGAATGGTCTGGGGATCAAGGCCACGGGAGACCATATCGACAAGCTGATCTGGAACGCTCCCCTCTACTGCCGGGTAACGGTGGACGAAGACGAGCTGGACGTAGCTTCTGAGATTGAAGACGTTTACGACTACGACCCAGACACCCTGATTGATACGCTCTCTGACCTCATGGACGGGGCGGGGGACAAGTACACGGACGAAAAGAAGGACTACACCCTGAAATGGGTACGGTCTGAGCTTCCAGATGCTTACCCGGAGTACGTATGAAGAAAGAACGAGTCTCCCCTTGGAACCCCAGTCGGCGGGCAACGGAACGGGTGAAGAACCCACTGCCCGCCCCGACCACCTGTAACTGCTGCGGTAAGGACACCGTGGAGTTGCAGCACCACGACCAGCTCTACGGTCGCTCGTATGGCAACTGGCCTTACGTGTACCGCTGTACGAGCTGCCATGCCTACGTAGGTCTGCACCCGTTCACCAGTATCCCACTCGGGACGCTGGCGGATCAGGCGACACGGGAAGCACGTAAGCGTTGCAAGCCCCCATTTGAAGACCTGCACCGCTCCGGTCGAATGAGCCGGAACGAAGCCTACGCGAAGCTCGCCGCCAAGCTGCAAATACCGGTGGCTGAGTGTCATTTCGGATGGTTTGACGCTGCGATGTGTGAACGTGCCCGACAAGCCGCTATTGAGCTGGGGGGAACATGAAAACAATAACAGCCTGTGTAACGGAAACACTGACCCGTCACCACTACGTCAGCATCGAGGTTGAGGATCATGTTCTTCAAGACCCGGACGAACTGAAACGTGTAGCTTGGAGAGCTGTGCGTGAGGATATAAAGAACGCCGGGGCTTGGGACAACGAGCAAGTGCAGGAATCCATGACCTCTGTTGTAGATGGGGAAGATAATGCCCTCTTATGACTCAACCGTGATGCTTCTGACCTCGAACACCGATCTGGACGTTCAGGACGCCGAGCAACTGGTAGAGCACTACCCGGAGCTTGGGGATGATGAATGGGTAAAGGTGGTTAGTGCAGCCCAGCGCGACCAAGACCCCTTCCGGGTGGCTGCGAAGCTGGCAAAGAAGCTCGAAGACCAGATAGACGAGTACGAAGAAAACCGTAAGTACGGCTCTCGCTGGTAACAATAACAACACTCACTACAGGAAGTGATAGTAATGTCTCAAGAAATCTCCTTATTTCAAGCCGCCCAGAACTGGCTGGCAGGCTTCATTGATAGCCGCATTGCGAAATACATGGAAACACGCCGCCCCGGTGATGTGATCCAGCGTTCCATTGATGAAGGTATCGCTGCTGACACGTTCCGTAACTTCCTGGCGACCGACCATCAGGTCAAGGAAATCATGGACGCTATGGCAGAGCGGGCGTACCTCGATGCCAAGGCCAAAGTAGGCACTCTTTCATTCAAAGACAACGAAGAACTGAAAGAGAACGCCCGACACTTCATCCTACATGACGACATGGTGAGTGAGTACATCAAGAAGATCATGGTAGAAAGCCATATCGACGACTTCACCACCGCGCTGATTACCCACCCGGACTTCAACGAGTCCGTGATGCAGGCGTTCCGCGACCACCGACTGTTCCGTCAGACAGTCTTTGAAGCTGTGACAGCTAACCCGGCCTTCGCAAAGTCGGTGAATGATGGCCTCGATGTCGGCGAACACATGCTGACACAAACGGACATAGACGAACAGATAGAGCAAAAGGTAAACGACCTGCTGGAAGAGGACTCGCTAATCCACAAACAAATCCGGGGAATCATACGCCAAGCCCTTTAAGTGGTAGTATAGGCAGCCCCTATATATTGACCACAAGCAAAAAGGTAAGAAATGTCACCGGTTGAATGGTGTAAAGCTCAGTTTAAAAGGGCGTCTTTGGACGCCCGTATCAAAGACAAGGAGAACTACAGGCGTTTACTGGTGTTCTGGGGTGGGAAAACTAACTAGGCATTTTTGCCTAAATATTATCACCACCTATTCCAATATTACTCAGACACATATTACTATCCGCCATCGGAGTAGTTATGAATATCACCGACCGATTACCATTTAAACTACAGGGAATCCAGAAAGGTCACCTGTACGCCCTGACCGAAGTCACTCTGGCATTCTTCATGGCAGATAAGGACTATTTTCTCGAGCGTGTACGACACCCAGCCGTGAACCGTTGGGTAGACGAAACAACGTCCAAGATAACATTGGATGAATTTCGTGAAATTTTGATGGAAATCGCCCCTACGCTTGGTTGGACACTGGACAACAAGAACGTAGGCCATGATGTCGCCCAATACCTCCGCATGGTGAACCTCCCCTACACCAAGACTTTCGGGCGCGTGAAACCTTTCATCACGGTCACTTGGGACGAACCCCTCCGCACCAAGTATCCGGCTGCACTGAAAATCATTGAAGTTCCGGCAGCAAACTTGATTGGCCCGAAGTGGCTGATCGAGCACATCAAACCGTCACTCGCAAAACACCATTGTTTACAGAAAGACTCCGTTCTCAGTGAGAAGGAGACGGACTGGAACGATTGGGCGTTCTACGCGCTATGAAGATGCGAATGAAATACTTCGTGGATACGGGGGTGTGCATCTGCCCCCACTGCGGGAGCAAGAAAGTACAGGCAGGGAAGTCCGAACGCCACGATGACGAGACCCACCAACGTATCCGGTGTAAGTGCTGTGAGCGACAGTGGGTTGAAGCCTTTCATCAGGGGGACGTATGACACCGGAAGCACCCAGCATAAAAAAGCTGGTTGAGTTCTTCGGCATTGACAAGACCAAGGCTCGATCAATCCGAGAGGTTTGTAAGACCGGGGCAAACGCCGTGGAACTCTCTTTGACTGCGGGGGTAGGATTCCCACAGACCGCAAGCTGGCTAAAGGACTGCTGGCACCTCCCGAAGAAGCGGGAAATCCAATTCAAAATGTTACAAGAGGCGTTGGAAGCACCTAACGACTCCATCCGCGTCTGCCCGGTACTCGCACACACCCTCGACGCCCACCGCTTCGAGTGCGTGGACATGGCAGACCCCTACGTCAGAACAATAATTTTCGACTATGAGAAAAACCGCTGGTTCTTGGGAACTTGGGGCGACCTCGTAGAAAAGTACGAACCGTGGGACACAATAATATGACAACAGCTCGCATGGCAAAGAACGCCTATTTCGCCCAGAAAGGCGCGTGTAACCCATACCCACTCCTGAACGCTGTCAAGGAGGGGATTGACGAACTCCGTGACTCTAACGGATACACCGGCACAGAACACGCGCTAAAAGACCCGGCACTTCGCCTGATCGTTCACCAGTTAGCATGGCTGTTTAAGTCGGCAAAAATGGACGCCCCAGACCAACCTGATTATCAAGAATGCGTAAAGGAGGTAAACCAAATCCTCAGACAGTCCGGCAGCTCTTTCGGACTGTAACCTAAATGGAAGCCATAGCCTTTAGGTCATGGATGGAAACAACAAACATGGAAATAGAAAAATTCCACAAGCAGTACATGGAGACTGCGCTGTGGGCATCGACAACAGAAGACGGTCATTCGATGGATGACATTTTCGATATAGACGACATACACGAAGACACCCGCGCAATGATGCACCAAGACTGTATGGAGTTTTATATCGGGAATCGGGAGCTGATCGACAATGGCCAGGGAGCTTCGCAAGCAGGCCACGACTTTTGGCTGAACCGGAACGGCCATGGAGCCGGGTTCTGGGACGGTGATTGGGGGGATGCTGGCGACAAGCTGGATAAGGCATCCAAAGATTTCGGTTCGTTCGACCTGTACGTAGGTGACGACTTCAAGGTTCATGGGGGCGGGGGTTAATGACTAAAGCACCCAAGACGCACTATTGGGAGGGTGAAAGTTTTCAGTTCACATTCCGCAAAACGAGCGAGTTGGCAGGGAAAGCCACCTATTACTCCCAGATCGGGAGTGAGGGAACCCCACTCGCGGGGTATGAAGTCACTATCGAAGTAGAACCCGGCGACAGCCGGAGACATACCAAGAGAAGGCTGCAACAGGAACTCGTACAAGCAGCGGTCACCGATGGCGAACAGGTATTTACGAATCTCGAAGTTGAAGCCCTCAGTCGGCTGCAAAGAAAGCTCCAAGCACAAACCAACAGAAAACATTCCGCAGGTATCGGGAAACATGAACAGAATCCATCTGGGGCAAGTGCCCAGAAAGTCGGATGGCGAAATAAAGTACACGGCGATTCGCTCAGTGATGATAAAAATCATGGTCGCCGAGGAAGAACTGGAACAGCTACAGCGTTGGTACAAACGCATGGGCACTCCGAACGATCCGCTGTACACGGAAGACTCTGAGAAGCACATCAGGGCGAACCACAAAATCAAAGTTTTGGAGGGGAAACTTGAACAGTGGAAGCGAGACTTTGAAGGTACAGGGGAGGAAACCTGACCATGTATACGACGACGGTTCTGCATCTTTTGGTAGTTTAGAGCGACACGACTATGCCAAACACTACCGGGAAATCCAGAACGGTCGTCAACTTCGGGCAACTCTCCGCGCTGGGCAGTTTGCTTGGCCGGGGGGCTACCCTCTCTACCTTGTAACGCGATCAGGTGACGGACTCCACTTCGACTGCGTTAAGGAAAATTTCTATCAAGCGGTGTGGGACATACGCAACGGAACGGACACAGGCTGGAAGGTGGAGCTGACAACCACCAATTACGAATGTAACCACCTGACCTGTGCCCACTGCAACAAGCCAATAGAAGCCGCATACGGTGAGCAGTAATGAAAGAGCCTGTGAGCGCATTTGTTTATAGCGGTATGACTCAAGAGCTGCGGGGCAATGCAAACCGCATCCGTAAAGCTCTGGGGTTGAAACAAATCCACGATGGATGGGTAGAAGGCCAACCGAGAGCCTACCACAACGTCCTCTACCTCACAGATAAGCCGCCAGCCGGGTACAACCCCGATCTGGTTTTCACCTACGAACAAGCTATGAGAAAGGTGAAAGAGTTTGAAAAAAATAACCGTGGTAATGCTCGTCATATTTGACGATGCAGGCGACACGCGAGCGTTCCATTTCGTGAACCTGCCAGGACTCCCGACAAACGATGTCTGGGTATACGTTCCGACAGGTGCGTCACTGGAAGACCGGGTAAAGGACTACCTGCTCACACATAACTTGGCCTACACGGTCGAACACATAACAACAATTCGCGGATACCAGAAGGGAAAGGACTGCGAAGTGGGGATCACCATCAATGATTGATGTATTTATCGACCTTGAAACATTTGGAAAAGGATCTGACGCTATGATCGTTAGCGTTGGCCTTTGCGCGGTGGACATACGTACTGGCGACATGAAGGCCGCATTGGTACGCCATATACACCCGAAAAGCGCGGAGCACTTCGGCGGCAAGATGGACGGAGATACCGTCATGTGGTGGATGGGGCAGGATAGCCACGCCAGAAACAAGCTGATCGACAACATCAAGACCTCTGGGATGTCTCAGGGGGGAGTGATCGGGGAAATCAACACGTTCATTAACGGGCTGGCAAGAGAAGCAGGCGGCGTTGAGAACGTCCGCATGTGGGGGATGGGGCCGAGCTTCGACTGCGCTAAATTAACCGCTATGTACACCCGCTCCGGCGTAGACGTACCGTGGAAGTATTGGGCAGAGAACTGTGTCCGTACCGTTCGCCGTATCGCCGACAACCACGAACGCGCTCCGAAATGGGACGCCCAGCCCCGTGCCGGTACGCACCATGACGCGCTCGACGATGCAGCGCACCAAGCGAACTATGTCTCACTGGTGAATCGCTGGTTCCACCAAGAAACCGACATCTGGTTATTCTGATGGAAATAGAACAGGTACACATTTCCGAAATCCGACCGGGCGATACGGTGATCCACAAAACCCACGAACGGACGGTGGGGAAGAAGGACATAAAGCGTTGCCCCCTCCTTGGCCACGTACTCTTCGGCGACCCGTATAACCTCGGGACTATAAAGGTGAAGCGGGTCATCTACCCCCGGTTCTATAAAGGTAAGCGGGTATGACTCTCGAAGAAATCAAACAGGCCATCGAGGGCGGTAAGCGTGTCTTCTGGAAGTCCCAGCTCTACGAAGTCATAAACGACCACTTTGGGGGCTACTTGATTGTCTGTATGGACAACGACTCCGCTATCGGCCTCACATGGCAGGATGGCAAAACAATGAACGGCAAGGAAGAAGACTTCTTCATTGCATGACCAAGTTTTAATAACAGTGACCGGGGGCAATGCGGTACGCCCCTCGTCACTGTAATTAACAACCCTCGCAGAAGTAGTATCGAGGAACCCGCTTTGGCAAGCGAACTTCAAACACTCAGCACTTTCCTAGTGCAGAGCCACAAGATCGGAACACCTCTGAACTGCCTACAACTGGCAATCCTTTTCACTCTCTATGACCACGGTGAACCTCTCCCACTCGAGAGCCTGTCGCGGAAGTTGAAGGTGAAGAAGGCAATGGTGAACCGGCACTTGAGACCTTTGTTTAACCAGAGCGGTAGGAGCTTCGTCGTCATGAAGGGCTGGGAGCATCTGGAACTGAGCGCACTCGGGATTCAGAAGTGTGAAGCCCTCATGACGAACGCGAAGCATTACTTCACGGACGCACAGGCGAGCCATGACAGAAGAACAAGAAAAGAACGAGATTCTGGTGGTCAACACCAAGATGCTGTACCTCCTCTGCTACCCGTTCACTGACCGGGAAGCTGCCATTGAGAGTTGCCGCAAGGCAAACATCGAAGAAAAGGACGACTACAAGCTGATGACCTGGGCGGAGTTCTTTCAAGCCCAGCGTGAGAAGTATATTACCCCACCGAAGCAGATAGACCGGGCGGAATGGTGGGATAAGCTGGAAGTCCTGCCACCTGAGAACTGGCAACGCGGGGGATCATTCGAGCATTTCCGAATGATGGAGTATTGGACAGGGACAATCACCAACCAGTATGCAAAGTTGCGCTGCGCTGGCGGGTGTCTCTACCTGTCAAAGATGATCGACACCACGGACGAAAGTACGTGGATCAAGCTCGAAGACTTTGATGGCCTGAAACTTCTACCGGGGGACGAGCATGAAGCTACTGATTGAATTGGCAGACCTCGACAATGACGCCTTTGTCGTTGAGGACGGGTTCGGTGATGTAATCCCGAACGTGGCCTCTGGCGATGCTGTAGCCGCAATGCTTGAGAAGTTGGTGAAGAAACTCAAAGGCTGGCCTTTACAGCCGGAGGATAAGTTCCATGTGAACGACCTCAACGGCAACACCATCTTAAATGCGCGAGTGGTTAAAGATTAGTCACACCCGACAGGTTTAAAAATAAGTGGATGCCGAACGTACATGGTAAAGGGGGGACGGATTTATTTTATGGGCATAGACTATATCCATCCCCTTGAACCCCACTATTCGCACAGGTAATATCGCACAGTCCTAGTCGCACACTTTCCAATGTCGTCTTAGGCTGTGTAGACCACCACTCTACGCACAGAAAACCCCTGTCCCCACCACCGGCAGGGGTTTTCTTTATCCGGTATTAAGCAATGACCGATTTTGAAAAAGCAATGGGGGAGCATTTCACACCAGAATATCAACAATGTTTTGGCATGGATGCAATCGAGGTTCTGGAAGAACTTTTTACGCGATACCAAATACCCCCAGGCGTAGCTCTGGCTGCCCTGTTCCTCCGAATGTTCAACATGGACACCCCGGACGTTCTGAAAGTGTGGGTGGAAATACACCACGCAGCCAAGACGCATAACTCACCCGAAAAGAAGGTGACACTACAATGAGTTTCATCACCGTTGACGTAGAAACTTTCTACCGTTCTCGAGCCAACAAAGGCACACCCGGAACCAAGTATTCCCTACAAGGCATGACGTATGAGGAATATATCTTTGATCCTCGGTTCAAGCTATATGGTGTCGGCATCAAGATTGATAACCAGCCCACATATTACGTAGATGGCCATGACGAAGCTGTGGCTGAACTGCGCCGACTCTTCCACCCCGGTAATGAACACACCTTGCTCGCCCATAACTGCATGTTTGAAGGTGCGGTACTGAGCTGGCTCTTGGGGTGCGAAATCAAACGTGCCCTGTGTACCCTGCAAATCTCACGTGGCCTGTGGTTCCAAGCTCGTCACGGCCTCGAGCATCTGGCTAAACGTCTCTGGCCTAAAGACGAGACCATGCGTAAGGGGAAGGAGCTGGAAGAGGTTGACGGTATCCCTGAGCCTACACCCCAGCAGCGTAAGAAGCTGGGGGGCTACTGCATACAGGACGTTGATCTGTGCTTTGAGGCATTCAAGAAAATGTATCAGTGGTTCCCTGTGTTTGAGCAGGACGTTCTGGCGGAGACACTGGACTGGTTCATTAACCCATCGTTCATCGTGGATCGTGAGCGTGTACAGCGTTACCAGACGAAGCTGCTGGAAGAACGGAACGCCAAGATCGTTGCCGCCCACGAACAGAACGGTCTGGGTCTGAGCCTCGAAGAAGCTGAGAAGATTCTGGCCTCAAACCCGAAGTTTAAAGCATGGCTGGAAGACCGGGGTATCGAAGTACCGATGATACCAGCCCCCACCAAGGCCAACCCCCAGAACATCAAACCGGCACTTGGAAAAGGCGACGTAGAGTTTCTGGATATGATGGAGAAATACACAGACCTCTCCGCTGTCTGGGAAGCAAGACTGGCTGTTCAGTCGAAAGGTGAGCTGACCCGCTGCGCCCGTCTCCTGTCCCACTCCGAAAACCAGAAGAACCACACCATTTCCGTACCTCTGAACTATTGGGGAGCGGGAACAGGCAGATGGAGCGGGACAAACAAGTGCAATTTCCAGAACTTCAAACGTGGTTCTGAGATTCGTAAGTCCCTCATGGCTCCACCGGGCATGAAGGTGGTGGTTTGTGACCTCTCAAACATTGAAGGGCGGGTGAACGCCTGGAACTCGCAGGAAGAGTGGAAAGTGGAGGCATTCGCCAATGGTGAAGACCTCTACAATGTTCTGGCCTCTCTGATCTACGGGCGACCGATCAACCGAAAGCTCGACTCTGACAAGATGGAGGGCTTCATCGGTAAGGTTGCAGAGTTGGGGCTGGGCTACGGCATGGGCGGCAAGACATTCCAGACCACCCTCAAGCAGGGTGCTTTAGGTGGCCCCCGCGTGTTCTTCGACACCAACACCTGTTACGAAATCGTGAGGACTTACCGTAACAAGAACAACATGATCGCCCGGTACTGGAAACAGTGTGAGCAGATCATCATTGATATGGCGAACAAGAACCTGACGCCGTATTACATCGGCTGCATCGAAGTACATCATCAGCGTTTGAAGCTGCCGAACGGCATGTACCTGACCTACCCCGGTCTCGAGTGCATCGAGGACGAAGAAACAGGGACATACAAGTTCCAATACTGGAACGGCAAGTTCATGAAGAACCTGTATGGTGCGCTGCTGACAGAGAACATTGTTCAGGCACTCTCTCGCTTGGTTATGGCTGAAATGATCCTGACCATGAGCGCATGGGCTAAGGCGAACGGTGGCCGGGTTGTCAGCTCGGTACACGACGAAATCATTCTGCTTATGCCAGAGAATGAAGCCGAGCCAGCATTGAAAAAAATGGTCGAGGTTATGTCCACCTCCCCAGCTTGGGCGAAGTCCCTACCACTGGATGCCGAGGGGGATATAGCTCTCTCCTACGGGGACTGTAAGTAAATTAACTCCACCAAGGACGGTTGAACATTTGTGTTGGGGGCAATATAGTCACTGCCTATATTTCTCCCCTCTGGGAAACCGAGTAATGGACATCGTGGATCAAGCGTCAGACCACACAGAACAATTATTACAAGTGGCTCTGGCGAATAAGAAAAAAGAACTGCGGCAGAAAGGGGTTTGTTACAACTGTGATGAACCCCTTCCTACCGGTGCATTCTGCGACCCGGATTGCAGAGACGATTACGAAAAGCGAGACAGAGCGTACTCGCTACGACCGAGGGAGGGTCTATGAACAAGGATAAGCTGACGTTTCTCTCAGCTAAGGGTCGCCCCCTCGTAAAGAACATTTACCCGGACAAGGTAGAGAACTACCCACTGGTAAAGAGAGTCACCTCGCATACGGACGAAGTAGAGGTGTCCCCAGAAGGTCTCCGCAGGAAGCTGGAAATCTACCGGGAACATGCGGACTCTGGTAACTGCCTACTGATCGGCGCACTCCAACGTGATCTGAAAAACGAATCACGTAAAGGGCTGGGCGAGAAGATGGCGGAAACCCATTCTTTGATTCTGGACATCGACGGTATCCACCTCCCTGACCTCGGCCTGAGTGAACCCGCTACGGTCGCTGATATGCGTACAGTAGCCGAACGTATTGTGTCCCAGCTTCCCGACCCGTTTCATGGGGTTAGCTACATCGGACACCCGAGCGCGAAGATGGGTATCAAGGCTGACGAAGTTCGGATGCACATTGAGTTTTGGATAGACAAGCCTCAGCTCCCACAAGTCCGGCAGTCGTTCCTGAAACACCTGAACTTCATATCCGACCTGTTTAAAGGCCAGATCAACCTGTCGGCTTCGGGCACGGCTTTGAGTTACCCGATTGATCCATGTGTAGGCCAGAACTCGCGGACGCTTTTCATTGCTCCCCCGGTCTTCCATGACGTTGACGATCCAATCGAACCGGAAGCACGTTTGTTCCTTGTCGAGAAAGGGAAGCACACAGTCGCCGTAAAAGACCTCATGCTGGCCTTCGAGAAGCAGGAGCTATCCAAACTCGAAGATAAGAAACTCGAGTCTATGCGTGAGGTACACGGCCTCCCTCGACGCTCCAAGAAGTCAGTCCGGGCAATGATGGACGTAAACGGTGAGGTTTGTTACGTCTCCACGAACCCGGCGAAGGCTTCTGTGACGGTTGTTGCTGATGAAGGCGACTTCGTGCGGGTGAACGTGAACAACGGTGATTCTGGGGCGTATTACGTTCGGAAGAATCGGCCTGAGATTGTGTGGAACTTCAAGGGTGAGCAGCCGTTCAGCTTCAAGGACGCCGACGAAGACGCTTACGCCCACTTCCTGAACACCTTTCCACCGGAGTTTGACGAAGACAGCTCCGCAGATGAATACACCAAGCCGCTTGTGTTCCGCGACAAGATTGGTGACTCCTACCACACAGGACTCATTGATATGCGTGACGGTGGCTCGGTCATTGAAATGCACCAGACCGGCAAGCGTGAAGTGCTCGGTGACTGGATGACACAGTTTGGGGGGCTTATGCCTGAAATCGTTCCATCCTGGGAGTATTCATTCAAGCCCACAGATGACAGGGTTCTGGATGAAAAGAACTACTTCCTAAACAAGTTCTCCCTGCCCCCGATGCTCCGCAACCCGGTAGAGATACCGGCTGAATACATGGGTTTGGAGTATGGGGAAGGTATGAAGTTTAAGGAGCTTTGCCCAACAATCTTCAAGGTTATCTATTCAGTAATCGGGGAGAGTGAGCAGGAGTTTAAGCACTTCATTAACTGGTTGGCGTTCATCGCCCAGAAACGGAAGATGACCCAGACAGTTTGGGTTTTTCAGGGAGTGAACGGTACAGGTAAAGGCGTGTTATTCAAGCAGATAATCGAGCCGATGTTCAGCCGAAATTACTCGGTGATGCTCCTACTTGAGAACATCGAAGACCAATTCAATGCTTGGCGTGAAACCTGCCTAATCTGTGGAATCGACGAAGTGAAATTCCCAGACGGTAAAGCTGGGGATGCCGTGCAGAACAAACTCAAGAACTACACCACGGAAGAAAGTGGGGTGGTGCGGGCGATGCGCGAGAACCATAAAAAGGTCGAGTTTTACACCAACTACATGATGTTCCTGAACGTCCATGACGGGGTAAAGCTGGAAAACACGGACAGGCGTTACAACATAGCCCCACGACAGGAAACTCCTATCCGACAACAGGAAGGGGGCATGGAAGTTGTGGATGCCATAGCCAGCGGGGTCATAGCCGAAGAACTTCCACGGTTTGCATCAATGCTAATGAGTATGTGTGTGGACGCGAAGAAGGTCACCGAGGTTATCGACAACGAGGCCAAGAACAACATGCGTGAAGCCTCCCAGACCTCCGTCGATGAATTTGTGAATGCCATCAACGAAGGCGACCTTAATTACTTCTCGCAGGTTCTCGACCAGCACCCGAAAGGGATGAATGATGATTACACGCGGGCGGCGCACAACCACCTGAAAGCGTGGATCAGAGATTTCGACCCTGCCAAAAAACAGAGAATTTTTGTAGACGAGTTCCGCTCAATCTACAACGTCCTGATTGGCAAGGCGGAAAACCCAGTGAAGTTCGGCAAGATACTGAAACACTACGGGATCATTGCTAAGGGGGTGAAGCGGGACGGAGTTAATCGCAACGGACTCGAAATTAACTTCAACATGAAGGGGAACACCATCGACGACCTCAGAGCGAAGTATCTGACGGAACTCGAAATGCGTATGTGCCCGGATGAAGATGCCAAGGTACGACACGCAGCCGCACTCAGTAGCGGAACCCAACACTGATAACAACCAATATAGGCAGTGCGAATATGCAGCTCTTTAACCCGGACGCTGAACAAGCTCCGTTGATAGCCGACACACCAGAGCCGAAAAAGATCCCGCTTCTGGAACGTGAGCCACAGTGCGGAGACATTCGCACTTGGTCGGTTTCCTCGATTCAGGTTTTCGAGGATTGCCCCTACCGGATTTACCTGTCCAAAGTGAAGAAGTGCCCGGAGCCTCCCGCCGAGGCTTTGGAGCGTGGATCGCGTATCCATGAGTTGTTGGAAAACTTCGTCATGGGGCACACGGAAGAAGACACGCTGGGCGAGGTGAAGTATTTCATCGACGAAGCCAAGCGATTCCGTGAAGGTTACGCCGAAGGAAAGGTGATCGTTGAAGACGATTGGGCTTACAACACCCAATGGGAACCTACCGGCTGGGTAGCTGACGATACTTGGGGTCGGATGAAGCTCGACATCATGGTTTTTGAAGACGAAACCAGTGCCGAGATTAACGACTGGAAAACCGGTAAGAAGTACCCAATGAAAGCCGGGTTTCAGGGGATGGTGTATGCCCTCGGAGCGTTTGCCCGTTACCCGAAGCTCGAGTTTATCAAGTCCCGGTTCCTGTACGTGGACAAGGGCGACACGTTCGAGAAGACGTACACCCGTGGGCGGATGGACAGCTTGAAAGAGCGTATCAATCTTCGCGCCCTGGCACTCACGACAGAAACCCATTTCCCTCCCAAGCCCGCCAAGTGGTCGTGCCGGTTCTGCCCGCACCGCGAAACTGGCAACTGCGAATTTGCAGAGAACTGAGGGGGAACGGATGCAGCTATTCAATCACCAAGAAGCCACAGCCCAGTTTCTCGTTGACCACGCCTCGGCCTTTGTCACGAACGACTGTGGAACCGGGAAAACAATCTCGGTCATTGAGGCATTCAACCGGCTCAGGGAAGGCCGGATGCTGGTACTAGCTCCACTCTCCATTCTGGAAAACGCATGGGGGGCGGACGTTCGCAAGTACAACGAAGCATTCGGAGGCAACCTGAAAGTCGCCATCGCCCACGGAAGCAAGGACAAGCGCGAACGAGCGTTCAAGTCCAACGCTGACATCGTGGCGATGAACTACGAAGGTTGTAACTGGCTGGTTGATAACTGCGAACTGCTGGACGGTTTCGATACGGTGGTCATGGATGAATCCACCTACGTCAAAAACGCCACGTCCAAACGCAGCAAGAACGCTCTGGTAGTCAGCCGGTACTTCAAACGCCGCTGGCTGCTGACCGGTACGCCGAATCCGTTAAGCGTTCTCGACCTCTGGCATCCCGCACTGATCCTCGATTATGGGGAACGGCTCGGTAAGAAGTTCTTCGCTTTCCGCCAGCAGGTCTGCACACCGATCCAAGTTGCTGCGAACGCAAACGCAATCCAGTGGCAGGACAAACCGGGTGCGCTGGACTTCGTGCATGACCAGCTATCCGACATAACGATCCGCTTCACACTGGAAGAGTGTATCGACATGCCGGAGACAAGCACCCGCTACATGCAAATGAAAATGCCGAGCTGGGTTAAGAAGCATTACAACGACATGCTTTACGACTCACACATCGCCCTAGAACAAGGCGATGTATCGGCGGTTCACGCAGGCGCAAGAGCAAGGAAGCTCCTGCAACTGCTCTCCGGTGCGGTGTACGGGGAAGAAGGCGACGCTATCAAGGTTCACAGCGAGAGACACAATCTCGTCATGGACTTGGTAGAGGAAAGGGATCACACCGTAGTTGTCTTCAACTACAAGCACGAACGGGATGCGCTGATTAAGGAAGCCAAGAAGCGCAAACTCAGCTACACGCTGATCGACGGAAGTGTCCCGAACCTGAAACGCACGGAAGCGGTTGAGGACTTCCAAGCTGGGAAGAAGCGGGTGATTTTCGTACACCCGCAAGCAGCAGGACACGGTATCACGCTGACCGCAGCAAACACCCTGATCTGGTGTTCTCCCAACTACAACGCCGAACTCGTTAAGCAGACGGAACACCGGATTTACCGGGCAGGCCAGAAACGCCGCACCCAGATAATCCGAATCGCTTACGAAGACAGCAAGGAGATAGAGGTTTACGAAAGCATGGGCGCAAAGATGATGCACATGCTCGACCTTTTGAACCTGTTCCACACAACCGCGAAGGTCGCATGAAGACGTTTACTCGATGTGACTCTGAGGGCGTCCCGAAGGTTGTCCAGAGCATAGTTCCCAAACTGACAGGCTGGGAAGTGAAGTTGTTCAACGGGTGGAAGCATGAGGTCGATTATGACCTTGTGCCCCCCGGAATCTGTCACGACTCAACGATGTACCGAGTCGAAAACCACATAAACAACAATATCAAGGAAATCTTGAAGCTATGAACTTTTACAACGAAGCACGCGAACTGATTAAAACCGAACGCTCCCTGAACTCTCTGGCTCAGAAGGCCGCTCAGGTTCGCCGCGAAATCACCCAGAAGCAGGCTTACATTCAGGAGCTTGCCGCTGCCGGTCGCTTCTCTGGTATCGCTGACCAGACCCGCCAGCTTAACAGCCTGAACCGCCAGTGGGATCGTGTGATCGAGAAGCAGGACGAAATTGCTGCCAACATCGGTGACCGCCTGGCGAGTCTGAACCACGCTGCCGAAAAGCTGGCTGCCGACCCTTCCGGTTATGTTGAGACCCTGCTGGACGAAAAGATGGCAGAGGTTAATGCCGAACGCGAAGCCCTCCACGGTGCGGGTTCTGAGGTGTCCAACGAAGACACTGAGGAAGAAGATTCCCCGCTGCTGGAAGAAGGCGAAGAGGAAGAGGCTGGCGAAGACGCAGCCAAAGCCGCCTAATGCGGGTCTCTGACGCGGACTTGAGTATCTACGCACAGTGGATACTCGATCACCTCACTAAAAAAGATCGGGATTTTTTGAGCGACATTAAATCCCGAGTGAAGCCGAACACCTGCGGGAAAGAGTTCTGGGTATCCATGTACGCGACAGTCGTGGATCGCCGAAAGGCACACCTGACGAAAGCGGTGGCGTCCGACAAATGCAAAGCAGAACAAATCCCCGTCATCGACAACAAGAGACTACGAGAAGCGATCGCAGAGCGAATGCTCCGTATAGATATGCCAGAGGTAACTTAATGCAAATCGCAGTGACTCAGGAAAACCCACTATCCTTGGACGAAGTTATCGACCATTTGCAGGAGACCAAGAAGGCTCTTACCGAAGCCAACAAGGTAGCCCGTAAACTGTCCAAGACAAAATCCGAGCTGGAAGCACAGGTAATGGAACGCCTCGATTCCGGGGATGACTCCGACAAGTATCTGGCTGCAATCAGCGAGAGCAAGGAACCGTCTGTCGAAGATTGGGATACCACCCTCGCCCACGTTATCCAGATCAAAGGCTGGCATCTGCTCCAACGCCGCCTGTCCACTCCGGCACTGCGGGAAGAGTTGCAGCTTAATGGCGACTTCCCCGGCGTCGAAATGAAACCCGTCCGTAAGCTGTCTGTGAAGGCGGTCTAACCGCAGCAAGTAATTTGTTGCACCCGTAACCCCCAAAGGTAATATAGGCAGTCCCTATATCGCCTGCCAGTGATATTGAGAAACTTGAAACTATGGCAACCGCTAAAAAGAAGAAACAGGAAACTATGAGCAACGAAATCGCACTTTTCGGTGAACAGTCCACCGACCTCTCTGCTGTCCCGGTCTACGATGAACAGTACGTAGGTGCAGGCAACGATAACGTCAGCGCCGACGACGTTAAAACGCCTGCAATCTTCGTACTGCAAAAGACCTCCCAGGTTATCGGTGAATTGGAAGGAGCCAAGCCCGGTAAACTGTGGAACAACATCACTGATGTTTGCTCCGACTCTGTGACTCTCATTAACTTGGGTTTCCGCAAGTCCTACATCGCTGGTGAGAAGCAGTACGGCGGCGCGACTCTGGGTGTTTATGACACCTACGATGAAGCGGCTGCGGTAATCGCTGAACAGCAGAACCCAGACAACTATCGTGTGACTGATGTCCACAAGCACACCTGTCTGCTGCTGAAAGCGGATGGTACTGTAGACATGCCGGTAGAAATCCGCTTCCGTGGCACTTCTCAGGGCGTAAGCCGTGACTGGAACGCCAAGTTCCTGTCCAGCAAAACCCCACGCTGCGCTTCCGTATGGAAGATGACCAGCAAGAAGGAATCCAACTCTAAGGGTGAGTGGTTCATGCCGGCTGTGGATCAGGTAGGTTGGGTTCCCCCATCTGCCATCGAAGGTCTGGAAGAGAAGCGTAAGCAGATCATGGGCGAGTAATCGCCAAACCGTTCTTGTGTGCGCTTAAAAGGGGGGTAGCTTAACGGCTACTCCCCTTTTTTGTTTGTTTAACCGAGGGCGGTAGCGTTTTTTGGTGCTTGTTAACGGGCGGTGAAGACGAATTTTAATAACTGTTTCACATTTTTAGAATTGGTTAATTATTGACCACTTTCTTTAGGCGAAAAGCTACCGCTGGCCTCGGGGGGAGTCCATTTTTTAAGTTTTTGAATCAATTTTGGGGTGTAGATGAACGAACATTCTTACGTAGATTCACTCAAAGGTAAACTAAAAAGACAAGTGTCGCTGATCTGGAAGATCAAAGATGATTACCAAGGTGGAGTCCCAGACATATTCATAGAAGGGTCTCAAAGTGACGCCTTTATTGAAGCGAAATACATCAAAAGTCTGCCAAAAAGAGAAAAAACTCTCATAGATTTAACAAATTCCAAATATCTTTCTCCCCTACAACAAAAGTGGTTAAAACGCCGGTTTCAAACCAGAGGCGATGCTTTTGTGATCGTGGGACACCCCGGCGGCACAGCCCTATTTAGAGGGCTTGAGTGGCAAACCCCTCTAACTCGGGAAGAGTTTGAAAAGAAAACAGTGCCTACAAAAGAGGCAGTACAAATATTGCTCAAATTTGTAAACGGCTAGAAAAATATATGCATAGCCTATAATAATAGTCCTAGCCTATATTGAAATAAGTCATTAGTTAGTTATATAGTTGGCTTCCCTACAATGCAAACAACCAAAGGGAAACCACGTGGCTAGTATTACTCGGCTAATCACTGGTGCAGATGTTTCAGTCGCAAGAAACCTCAAGAACACGTATCTGAGAAAAAAAGGAGAGCTGAATCTTACTCAAGTGAAGCTCCAAAAAAAGCTCGATATGAAACAAAGCACCATAAGCCAATACATGAACGGCAAAATTGCTTTGAACACCGAAGCTGTTTTGAAATTTGCAAAAGTTCTCAGAGTTCACCCAGGGGAGATTGATCCCCGTGTCGGTAGACTTGTGAATGACCTCGTAAGTTTTGAGGAAGATAAGAAAGAGATTTCTATCCTTGGAACTACCTCTGGGAAGATTCCAGAAATGGGAGAGTCGATTACTCGGAGAACCGCAGGAAGTGGACACCTCTTCGCAGTGAAGGTTGATACTACCGCATATTCGCCTGTTATCCCTAAAGGCAGTGTTGTTGTAATAGACCCAATGCGAATGATCGACAAGGCCGGGATAGTCGCGGTTCGTCGTAAGAACAGAGAGTCCTACGAATTTCATCGTCTACATGAGATAGACGAAGATCAGGGTGTCTTCATTCTAAGCGTGGTGGCAGATGAAGAAGGCAGTGAGATTTACGAGATAGAAATGGAGAAGGTAAGTAAAGTTTTCGCAGTCCGCGAAAGCAGATACGTAGATTAAGACGACATTGGAAAGTGTGCGGCGACCCAGAAAAACTCAAACAAAATAATATGAGAGTTGGATGTCTGCACATTACAAAACCACAGAGGCGGATGCTCCGTACTTTGACGTAGATACGATCATTCATATCAATACGAACAGATACGGGGAATATGGGAGACTCTGTGCCCTACTCGATAGGGGTAAGTGGGAAATCGTCAGATTCTCGGCCATTGAAGGCGCAACATTAATAGTGACGAACCCGGATGGTAGTAACGAGCGCAGAGTGCATGGTGCGGAGCACGATGGACTCTTTCTCGTCGAGGCGATCCAGCCACCGGGGGCGAGGTGTACAGCATGAGCCAGCCAGTCGTAGTCCAAGTAGTTCCCCAAGGGTGGATGAAAGCTGAACTGTATTTCGCATGTACGAAAGAAACCACCCACACACTTCGAGCCAAGCGGCGTCGAAACCTCATAAGGGAGGGGTATCACGTTAAACAAGCTGCGGACGGAGCGGTGTGGGTTCATTACGAACGGATGCAAGATTGGGTGGAGCAAAGTATCTACGTACCACCCGAAAAAGAATAGGAAATACAACAAAGGGAGTCGCCACTGGCGGCTCTCTTTTTATCTGGGGGATATATGGAAAAATTACCGAAAGGTGTAGAACTACACGGGGCGAATCTGCGGATTCGTTTCATGCGGAACCGGAGAGCATACGTACTAAAGTTTAAAGACCTCCCAAAAAGCGAGGACAATATCCAATATGCTGGCTTCATACGTGGTCAAATTATGCGGAAGCTCAAGGCTGGGGAGTTCCGAGTAAAAGATTACATGGATACATTCGAGCCGGACAACGCGCTATTTAGAGAGTACGGCACGGCAGTATCGAAGACGAAGGATACTGTTTCTGATTTGTTGGATATGTGGTGGAAAGCGAAAAAGGACATATTTAAAAACTCTACAGCACTTACATATAAAAGGAACATACGGAGGTGTAAGGAGTTTTTCGGCGATAAGTTAGCCTCTGAACTGACGACAAACATGATCGAAAAAAAGTTAGAAAACTCACAGCACAACAAGACAACACTCCGGGTATACCTAACCCCACTAAAAAATGCGTACAAATGGGCGATAAAATCAGATGGTAGCGACATATCGAATAACCCCGTAGTGGGCTTTGAGGTTCCTCTGCGCCCCAGAAAGGTCGAAAAAGAGATAGCGAAACGATCCAAAGAAATTAAGGTCTTCTCTGGGGCGGAGCTAAAAGCTATCCGCGAGAACTCAGGGGATACTATATGGGTGAACGCTGCGCTGTTCCAAGCGTTTACCGGCATACGGACGGGGGAGCTGATGCCGTTGACATGGGGGGACGTAGACCTAGATAAAGGGGTGGCTTCTATAAACAAGCGAGTTTACAGCGGAGAAGAAGACGACCCAAAGACGGTAAGCTCAACCCGATTGGTGGACTTAGACCCACCGGCAATAGAAGCACTCATGAGGGAGAAGGAGAGGACAGGTCGGGACTCCGGGGTCGTATTCGTTGGGAGTAGGAAAAAAAGGAAAACTCCTTGCCGCCAATCTGCGTACTCAAAAGGGTTCAAGAAGGTATGCCAAAAGGCGGGTGTAGAATACAGAGATACGTACCAATTACGCCACACTTTCGCGTCCCGACAAATAGCGAAAAGGGAAGACGTAGTTTGGATAGCCCAACAGATGGGGCACGCGAACACGAAAATGTTAATCGAGACCTACGGGATTGACATCATGCGGGGTGATGATGGAAAGTACGTCCGCAAGTCAGTACAAACACTGGACGATTGAGTCTCACTACTGGAAAAAATGCCTAATTTCACATGGATTTGCCCAAGCATTTGCCCAGACAGATTTGCCCAAAACAACAAACCCGTCTAAGTCAGGGTTTTGCGGGGGGTAAGTTGCATTAGGAAGGGAATCAGTTAGAATCGCCTCCGGAAAAGCACTAATTGGTCTGGACTGCTAATTTTTTATTCCAACACGCAGTCACAGCCAAACAATAATGTGGATCGTTTTCTCTGAGATTCACTACAACAAGCAAACGTCGGGAGAATAAACATGGCCGTAGAGCGCACACTGTCCATCATCAAGCCGGACGCTGTCGCCAAGAATGTCATTGGCAAAATCTACAGCCGCTTTGAAAAAGCGGATCTCAAAATTGTCGCTGGCAAAATGCTGCACCTCTCTCAGGAGAAGGCAGAAGGTTTTTACGCAGAGCACAAAGAACGTCCTTTCTTCGGCGATCTGGTTAAGTTCATGACTTCCGGTCCCGTTGTTGTTTCCGTTCTGGAAGGCGAGAACGCTGTTGCTCTGCATCGTGAGCTGATGGGTGCTACCAACCCTAAAGAAGCGGCAGAAGGCACCATCCGTGCTGACTTCGCTGAAACAATTGATGAAAATGCTGTGCACGGTTCTGACTCCCCTGCGTCAGCTGCCCGTGAAGTGGCTTACTTCTTTGAGGACAGCGAAATCTGCCCTCGCACCCGCTGA